ATGACCGTCAAGACCACCCTAAGCTTCACCGACCGCCATCATCAGTTCCTGTCGGAAAAGGTCGGACAGGGCGTGTTCGCAACGCAGAGTGCCGCCGTCGCGGCTGCGTTGGAACAGATGATGCAGGATGAGGAGGAGCGAAATGTTGCCCTCCAGGCCCTCGCGCAGGAAATCCGTGCCCGCATGGAAACGCCGCGCGAAGCCTTCATCGACGAGGACGGCGCCTTCGCCGCCGCCCGCGCCTCGATCGAGGCTGCGCGCGGAGCGTGACCTACCGAATCCGTTTCCACCCTCTCGTCGCGCGTGACCTCGACGCAATCGTGCGATGGATCCTCGGCTATGCCGGGCCGGATATCGCAGCGCGGAAGCTGGCCGAGATCGAGGAAGCCATCGCGACCCTGAGGGACACGCCGCACAAGGGAAGCATTCGCGATGAGATCGCCCCCGGACTTCGGGCCATCCCGGCCGGGCGGAAAGCTGTCATCGCGTTCGTGGTGGACGACGAAGCCGCTGAGGTGCTGATATTCGCCGTTACCTACGGTGGCGCAAACTGGGTCTCGAGAAGCAAGGCGCGCGGTCGCTGACCACACACCCAGCCCGTCGCCACCGGTCGACCTTGTAATGACCAGATTTCGACTTGCGTGGGTGGCACTATAGTGAAGAATTGAATCATGGATGAGGAAACACAGCAGACACCTGAACAATCGGTCGCCAACCGCGTGCTATCGATGTTCATAACCGCGGTTGGGGAAGACGAAGCGCTGGTCGAAGTGGCCACGCGCCTGAAACCCGTCTTGCTCGATGGCGATACAGTCAACGAAGCTGCATTGTATCAGGCGATATTCGGCGACGACTCATGATCACCGTTGATCGCATCCTGATTAAAGAGTTCCGGGGAATCCGTGACCTGAATGTTGATCTTGGCAGTGCGAACTTTGCAGTGTGCGGCCCGAACGGCACTGGTAAAAGTGGCATTGTCGATGCGCTCGAATTTGGGCTGACAGGCACGATTTCCCGCTTGGTCGGAAAGGGTCGCGGCGCGCTGTCGGTCAAAGAGCATGGCCCGCACGTTAACAGCCGCACCCATCCCGAAAAAGCGGTAGTCACACTAGAGGTTTCGATCCCTACCCTCGGCAAGAAGGCGACTATAACTCGTAACGTAAAATCGCCCAAGGCTCCGACGATCACGCCGGATGACCCGGCTATCCGCGCCGTGTTCGAGCATGTGCAGCGTCACCCGGAGTTCTCGCTCTCACGGCGCGAGATCATCAAATACGTCTTGGCCGAACCCGGCGTGCGCGCCGAGGAAGTTCAGGCCCTGTTGCAGCTCGAAAAGCTCGACACCACTCGCAAGCTCCTGCTGAAGATATCGAACGCCGCGATGCGCGACCTTAAGGCGCTGGAGGGTGAGCGCGACCGCTCCGCCACCCACTTGATGCGCGCCCTTGGCATCGCCGAACTGAAAGCGCCGACACTGCTTGCTGCGGTCAATGCCAAACGGGCTGCATTGGATCTTCCAACCATAACCAAACTCGAAGCCACCACGTCCTTAAGGGACGGGCTGGAAACACAGGGCGCCGTCACTGCACCCAAGGTTCCCAAAGTCCAGGCTAAGACCGACATTGCCGATGGGCGGGCCTTGCTTGAAGCGATCAAAGCACCTGAAACCGAGGCAGCATGGTCGGTCGTGGTCGATGCGCTCACCGCCCTGAAAGAGAACGAAGCCAGACTTGCCGACATTTCCCGCGACGGAATGCTCGCCACCGCCCTTGATCTTTTCGATGACGAGCATTGCCCTGTTTGCGAAACCGCTTGGGAGCCCGCGGAGTTTCGTGCGGTGGTCGAGGCCCAGCGCGAGCAACTGAAAGCGGCGGCGGCCGAACGCAAACGGGTCGAGGCCTTGATCGAACCCGTCGTCGCCGCGCTGGAGGGGCTGCGGCCGATGTTGCGGCAATTGGCGGTTTATGCCCGCGACCTGCCGACGCCGCTCGACTTTGAACCGTTTGCGGTGGTGGCCAATGAAGCGGCCCGCCGCGCCGAAGTGCTGCGCCGCTTCCTGCCTCTGGACGATGCCATCGCCGCGCTGGACACCGATTGGGTGGACATCCAACCGGCGCTTGACCAGATCGCCAGCCTCTCGGCCAGCGTCGATGCTTTGCCGGAGCCGACCGACCGCGACGCGGCGCGTGATTACCTGACCGTGGGGCAGGAACGCATGGAATCGTGGCGTCAGGCGATGACGAAACATGCAGCGGGGAAGGCCAAAGCCGATGCCGCCGCCAAGGTCCACGCGCTGTATGGCACGACCACCGACAAGGCGCTCGAGGCGATTTACAAGGAGGTAGAGGCGGAGTTCCGCAGCTACTATCGCGACATCAACGGCGACGACGAAAGCAAGTTCGAGGCGCAGCTCACGCCCTCGCTTGGAAAACTCGGCTTCGAGGTCGATTTCTACGGCAAAGGCTTCTTCCCACCCGGGGCCTACCACAGCGAAGGCCATCAAGATGGCATGGGTCTGTGCCTCTACCTCGCCTTGATGAAGCACTTACTTGGCGACCAGTTCACCTTCGCCGTTCTGGACGATGTGTTGATGTCGGTCGATGCCGGACATCGGCGCGAAGTCTGCACCCTGCTCAGGACCAAGTTTCCAACTACACAGTTTGTGCTTACCACGCACGATCCGGTGTGGCTGAACCACATGAAAAGCAGCAAGCTCGTTCCAGCCAAGAGCGCGCTCACCTTCCGCAAATGGCATGTCGATCATGGCCCAAAGGAGTGGAAACAAACCGACGTATGGGCCGAGGTCGATGGACTGGTCGCCGCAAACGAAATACGCGCCGCATCCGGTCAGCTTCGCCATTACCTCGAATATGCCGCAGCCGAATGGTGCGCCCGGCTGGGCGGGCGCGTCGAATATCGCAGCAACGGCAAATACGACTTGGGCGACCTGTTGCCCGCCGCGATCAGCGCCTTGAACGATCTCTACAAGAAGGCCAAGGCGACCGCGCAAAGCTGGGGCGACAATGCCCGCGTTGACGAGATCAATGCGTGCCATGCGGCCTTTACAGCCGCCGTTACCAAATCCCAGAGCGAGCAATGGGAGATAAACCCAGCCATCCATTACAACGAATGGGCTAACCTCCAGCGGCAGGATTTTGAGCCGGTTGTCGCCGCCTTCAAACGTTTGGAACGCGAGTTTGAATGCCCCGCCTGCGGCGACCTGATCTATGTGGTGCAGACCGGCAAGACGAAGGAAGCTGCCCGCTGCGGCTGCGCCAAGGTCAATCTAAACTTGAAGCCAAAGCCCAAGGAAGTGGGAGCCTAGCCACCGTTGGGTTCCCGTCACACAGAGCGCGGTTAGATTGACAAGACTCCAGAAGGGGGTCGGTCAGCAACGGGCCACGAACTGGCAATTGAGCCCTGCCGCGGCGAACGACTGCTACCCGCCCTTACCCGCACGCCCGCGCCTGGTCTCGCAACACGGCGTAGTCGCTGAGCATCCGGACAATGACGGCCCCCTCCGGCAGCGCTTCAACCTCGTGAGCTGCGCGCGCCTGATCGGCGGCGGTGTAGTCGACCACGGGCGGGCAGGGCGCGTGGGTCTCAGAACCGCCCGTCGCGCAGCCGGTCAGCCAGAGCATCACGATCAGGAGGGCGGCGGGCGGCGGCGTCGAGCATCTGGCGGTGGATGGCATCGTTTCTCTCTCGGGCATCAAGGCGTTCGGCGGCGCGCCCGGCGCGTTCACCGGCGCGACGCAAGTTGAAAAGGAAAAGCAGGATCGCTGCGGCGGAGACGAACAGGCCCAGCGCCTTGCGCGCCGGGCCATGGGTGAGGAGCCAGCCGATCACCGCTGGCCCCGTTTCCAGTCGTCCAGTCGCGCATGGATCGTGACGGCGATGCCGATCAGGGCGATGGCGATCAGCACCCAACGCAGGGTGTCGAGGTAGGGCACCAGCGGCTGGATGGTGGACTGGGTTTCCGCGAGGGCGTCCTGCAGAACTTCCACCCCGGCCGCGCCGACTGTGGCCGCCCCAGCTGCACCGCCCCCGCGCAGGGTCCGGCTTTCCGACAGGACTTCGCGCGCGGGCGGCAGTTCAGAGGCGAAGGGCACGGGCCGCACCGGGAAGGGATCGCCCCAGGACCGGGCGGGCCCGAGGTCGATATGCATGAAGCCGGAGCGGGGATAGTATCCGAACCCCAGGAACCCGACCGCCCGCGCCGCTGCCTCGAAGGCCGAAGGATCGTGGTTCGCCATCGCGATGTCAAAGGCTGTGCCCTGCATGTGCTTGGACGCGGGCGCCCCGCCGACAGCGCGATTGTGTTCCGGGCTGCGGTAGGCCGAGCGCACGATCAGCGGCTTGCCCAGCCGATCGCGCAGGGCCTGCAGCTTGTCCATCGCCTCGGTGTTGATCTTGATCGCGCCGGTGCCGCGGCAGGCGATCTCGGCGGCCGAGAAGTTCGGCCAGCGCCAGGTGTTGGCGGGCACGTCGCGCCAGTGGGGGTAGGTCAGGGTGGGCATGGGATTCTCCAAATGAAAAACCCGCCTCTGGGGCGGGTGGGGTGTCGGTTGGCGAGGTTCGGATGGGTCAGTCGGATCGGCCGCGCTGGAAGGCGTCGAAGAGCATGTCGCGCATCGAACGGATGTCCGTTTCGATCCGGTCGAGGCGGTCGCCATCGGCCTTGCGATCCTCGCTGCGCTGGCGGTCGATGCGGTCCCGGTCGGCGACCAATTCGCGGTCGAGGCGGTCCAGCAGAGCCTCGTTGGTGAAGGCCTTGCGGGTGATCGCCGCAATCAGGGCCATGGTGCCGCCGATCAGGGCGGTCAGCGCGGCGGTGATCCCGTGGTCCCGAAAGGCCCGCGCGACCGCGTCGGCGAGGGTGGTCTGGTCGTTCATGGTGGTCCTTTCATTGCCGCGAAGCGCGGCCAGTCAGAAGTCGGTTTCCAGGTAGACCCCGGCGCAGTCATAGGCGACGGCGGCGGCTGTCGCCCCGGTGTTCAGGAACAGCCGCGGCGATAGGAACTGCGTCGCGGCGGGCAGGTCGGCGGTGATCTCCTGCTCGAAGATCGCGCCGGAGACCTCGTCCACCACACGGACCCACACGGAACTGCCGTTCGGTGGTGCGGCGATGAACAGGGTCAGCACGCCGCCTGTGGCGATGGCAAAGCTCGCCCCCATGTCGGTCAGGGTCGGTGCGCCGGTCCCGTCGTTCGCGACCAGTTGCCAGCGGGTGTGCGTCCCGCGCTGGAAGCCGATCCCGATGCAGTTGATGGCCGCGGCCAGCGTCAGGGTGGTGGCCAGCGCTACGGTCGATCCATAAAGGCCGAAGAACCCCATGCCAGTCGCCTGCAGGGTCGTTAGCGAAATCCGCGTGACGAAGGTCCAGCCGCCGAGGCTCGCCGCGTTGCCGCGCCAGCAGGCCCAGCCTGCGGATCGCTGGTCGGCGACCGAGTCCACGACGGCCGCAGAAGTCAGCCGCCAGCGCCGCATGCTGGCGGCCAGGTTCGTGGCGGCCAGCGTCGGGTGCGACACGGTCCCGACCGAGGTGATCGGCAGGCCCTCGGTCGTGATCGTGGTGCTGACCGAGGGGGACCAATTGGCGATGCGGTTCACCCCGAAGTGGGGCTGGAGCGGAAAGTCCCGGCCGGAGGGGCGCATGACGTCGATCCACGGCGCACCGGCGCGGCTGCGGGCATAGACGGCGGCTTTCCCTGCAGGCGGAGGTGACGGCGCTGCGGCCAGTCCCGGCAGAACGGTCGGCTGCGGCAGTTCCACCTGGCCGCTGGTCCGGTCGATCCTGATCGCGTCGAAGAAGGCCGAGCCATCCGGGCTGACCTTGAAGCTGAAATCGTCGTTGCCCAAGAGACCGATCAGGGCACGGGCCGAGAAGCCGGTCTTGAAGGCGAAGGCAGCGTCATTCCCGGCGGCGGCCTTGTTGACCGTCGCCTCGATCCCGGCCCCGGCGTTGTTCAGAAGAACGGCCGGTGTGTTCACAGACAGCCGATTGTAGCTGTCAGCCGTCGCGCCACCGAGGCCCAAGAACTGCGCGGTCAGGTTCGCTTGCGGCATGCCGACCTGCGTGACCGCATTGGCGAAGGTGACGGTGGGCGTGTTCACCACCGTGGTGCCGCCCGCGCCAGCCGTAGCCGAGCCGATGTTTACGACCGTGGTCGACCCGGAAGCGCCGCCTGTGCCGATGTTCACGGTCTTCGTGACGCCCGTGGTCGTGGCCCCGGTGCCCATGCCGTAGGTGGCGGTCGTAGTCGCCGTGCCGATCGAGGCGCTGGCTGCGGAGACCGTCACGGTCCCGGACGCCGTGAGCGTCCCTGAGAAGGTTTTATTGCCGCTAAAGGTTTGCGTGCCCGCGAGGATCGCCAGTTCCGACGAGGTGTTCGGCAGCGTGTAACTACGCGTCGCCCCGGCGCTGATCCCCGCCAGCGAAAAGGTGGCCTTCTTCGTCGGATCGGCGTCGTTCACCAGACTGAAGACCGCGTCCGACACGTCACGCGGCTCGCCCACGACCTCCCAGGCGCTGCCGGTCCAGACGAGGAACAGACCCTCGGCCGCGACCCAGACGAGCCAGCCGGTGCGCGGCACCAGCCGGATCCATGCGCCGTCGACCCAGAAGGCGATGTTCAGATCCCACCCGGCCCAGAGGCCGGTCGCGCCCGAGGCCACAAGGTGCCGATTGCCATCGGCCGGGCTGGCAGGAGGCGTGGTACGCGTCCGGTCGAGGACGGAAAGCTGCACCATGGCGTCGAGCAGCCGCAGCGCCTCGTTATGCGTGACATGCTTCTGGGCTTGGGCGGCCAGGAGGTAGGGCAGGCCCAGATGGGTCGTGGTGTCGGACATGAGGGTTCCCGTCAGAACTGAAGGGTCACGGTCGCAGGCGTGCCGCGGCCGAGGCGGTTCGAGAGTTGGTAGATGCGGATCGCCAGCGTCTGGCCGGGCCCGAGCGGTGCGCCCCAATCGGCGGTCTGCTGGGCGGCGGTGTAGAGGACGGAGGCCATGGTGCTGGTCAGCGTGCGCTTGATTGTGGCCGCTTCGAGGATATGGACGTCGTAGCTCTCCAGGTCTTCGGCGAGTGGGACCTCGACCTGCTCCCAGGCATCGGCCACCAGCGCGCGGGATCGCCGTGTCCAGCGGATGGTCAGATCGCCCGAGCTGCGGGCGGTCCGCCATGGCTGTTCGACATGCACCGGGGCGAAAGGGACAAGCCCCCGCCCGGTCGGCGTGAAGCCCAACGCGGCATAGCTCGCATCGCTGACCGCGCGCGCGGCCGGACCCACCCGCCAGTTCCACGGCAGTCCGAGATCGGCCTCGGCAATTGGGAGTGAGGCCAGCGTTGCATCCAGCACCACGACCCGCGCCCCGGCCGGGGCCGGGTTGCCCATCGCATGTTCCGTCCCGCGCTGGCCGCGCAGGAGGCGGGTCAGTCGGTAGCGGCCAGCGGCGATCAGTTCGGCTTGGCCAGCCTGGACGATCTCCCAGACCCCGTCCGCCGTCTCCACGGCCAGTGCATTTGCCCCGCCGAACAATGCGACGTCCGTCACGCTCTCTAGCGTCCCCGACAGGAGATCAACGACCAGCTGGTTGCCCAGATCGAAGCGCGAGGTCGGCCCTGGAAAGAAGTCGAAGGCCAGCGTGCCGATCCGCGCCCGACTGCCGAAGGTGGTCAAGAGGTTGAACCCGTCGGTTGACGCGCTGCGGAAGACGGCGATCTCGCCCGGCCAGGGGCTGGCATGGGCGGCGATCAGGGGGCGATGCGCGGGCTGGTCCTCGCTGATCTGCGGCAGGTCCAGCATCACCACTTCGGGCACGGCGAATACGACGGGGCTGGCGAGCGAGGCCGGGCGGGGATCGCCGGGTGGCAGGTCATAGGCGGCGCGGTCCTGGCGCACCGCCTCGATGCTCCGTGCCTCGGCATCGGCGACCGAGGCGAGGCGGAACTCGACCTCCCGACCGTCATGCGCCAGCCGGATCACATCAGCCGGGTCCAGCGCCAACCGCGAGGGCGGCAGGCGGAAGGTTGCACTTTCCCGGCCGATCCACGCCTCCATCAGCGCGCGGCGGCAGCGGCGTTCGGCCTCCTCGGGCGGGATCGCCATGGGGAAGGACTCGGAGGCGATGCGGGTGGTATCGACGGTAATCCGCCGCGCCTCGACGAGGGCAGCGTCATAGTCCTCGTCCGCGCGCGCAACTTGCCACTTCAGCGCCTGCGGCAGTTCCGTCTCCTGGCCACGGATCAGTTCAAAGGCCTCGCCCTCACGGCTGGAGACCAGATCGTCGATGGATAGCGTGGCGACGGAGGCGCGCCCGCGCATCACGAAACGGATCACGCCCTCCGTCTCGATGGCATCGAAGCCGAAGTGGCGGGCCAGCGTGGAAATCGACGCGCGGGGGCTTTCGAGGGCGACGATCACATAGCCTTCGACCGCGCCCCAGAGGCCGGTGACGTCAATCATCGCCTCATCAAGCCCAGCGCGCAGGCAGAGATGACGCACAAGGGCCGCCAGTGACACCGCGCCCAGCCGCCCCGTCAGCCAGTGACCAAGCCGCCAGTTGGGGCCGTCCGTCCAGACCCCGGTCAGTTCGGGGAAGAACGGATAGGGTCGCGCATCCCAGGTCCATGCGGCGCATTCCGGGACATGGACCATCCGGCCGCCGTAGACCGACGACGTCGGGTTGTTCGCACCCTGACCCCACCAGAGATAGCTGGCCTCGAGATAGGCGCGCTGGATCGCGTCATCGCGCCAGCCGCGGGAGAAGTATGGCGTGAAGCTCTCGGACGACTTCGGGTCGAAGAAGACGTTGGGCTGGTTCGTGCCCCGGTCGATGGCGGGACAGCCGAGTTCGGTGAACCACACGGGCTTTGACTGCGGCACCCATGCCGTCGGCGTGCCGCTCTCCACCCCGCCCGGCCGGTTGAAATGCGGGTTCGACCACCAGGCCCGCAGATCCTTGTAGCGGAAGACCCAGGGCTTGCCCGCGGCGCCGTCGGAGATCGGGGTGCGGATCTGGGCCGACCGGTCGGCCGCCGAGGCGTAGAACCAGTCGAAGCCCTCGCCGCCTGCGATGTTCGCCTGCAGATAGCCCCGGTCATGGATTGCGGGCCAGCCTTGCAGGGCATCCGCATGGTCGAAGCCGTCGCGCCAGTCCGACAGCGGCATGTAGTTGTCGATGCCGATGAAATCGATGTTGGCATCCGACCAGAGCGGGTCGAGGTGGAAGAACACGTCCCCGGTTCCATCGCCTGGCTGGTGGCCGAAATACTCGGACCAGTCCGAGGCGTAGCCGACCTTGGTGCCCGGCCCGAGGATCGCCTTGAGATCCGCCGCCAGCACCTTGAAGGCGGTGACCGCTGGGTAGGCGCTTGCCCCCGACCGGATTGTCGTCAGCCCGCGCATCTCGGTGCCGATCAGGAAAGCATCGACCCCGCCCGCCACCGCGCAGAGATGGGCGTAGTGCAGGATCATCCGGCGCAGGCCCCAGTCGCCCGAGGGGCCGGTCCAGCTGACCGTGTCGCCCGACACCGCGAACTGCGCCGGGGTGGCGGCGCCGAAGAAGGCCGAGACTTGCGTGGCCGCAGCGGCGGTCTTGTCTGCCGTCCCCGCGAAGCCTGCCGCCGGGGAACATGTGATCCGACCGCGCCAGGGGAAGGAAGGCTGGCCCGGCGTCGCGGCATTGTTCGAATAGGGGTTCGGCAGGGTGTTGCCGGGCGGAACGTCCATCAGCAGGAACGGATAGAAGGTGACGCGCAGGCCGCGCGCCTTCATCTCGCGGATCGCCTGCACCACCGCGAAGTCGGCAGGCGTGCCGCCATAGACCGGGCGGTCCTCGGCATCACGGCTGACGAGATGCGCACTCGCCCGCGCCACGCCGTTGACTGTCCAGACCTTGGGGCTGGTGACCTTGGTCGCCACTTCGACGCCAGGCTTGATCGCGCAGTTGCCCGCGCGCAAGTCATTGCCGAACCAGGCGACGACGAGGCTGACGCTTTCGACCGCAGGTGCCATGGCCTGCAGCCGATCGAGGGCCACAACGATATCGGCCTCATCCGGCAGCGCGTTCAGGTTCTCGGCCGAAGTCGTGCCGCCAGTCGTCTGGCCGAAGACCGTCGTCGTCGCCCCGACTGTCTTTCGGACAGCCTCAGTCGCATAGGTGAACTCGCCCGAGGCGGGGATCATCGTCACCGCCTTGACCAGCCCCTCGGCCGTGTCGGGAGCCGCGAGCGGCCGGAACACCTCGAAGCTGAGCTGCGGCAGGCGGTTGCCGTAAGTGGAAAGCGCCAGTTCCTCGAAAACGACATAGGCGGTGCCACGATAGGCGGGGGTGTTGGCCGCCCCCATCTTGGCAGCAATGAACGGGTCGGCGGCTTGCGTCTCGCTCCCCGGATACCAGCGCCAGGTGATCCCGGTCATATCGAGCGGCTTGCCGTCGGCCCAGATGCGCCCCATGCCGGTGATCGGGCCTTCGCAGAGCGCAACGGCGAAGCTGGCGTAGTAGAGGTACTCGGTCGTCTGGACCCGGCCACCGCCCCCGCCCTTGCCACCGCCCTGCGTGGTGGTCCTGGTCTCCTCGCGGAAATCGGTGGCCCAGATGATGTTGCCACCGATGCGCATGCGGCCGTAGAGGCGCGGGATGATCGCTCCCTCCGTCGCTGATGTGATCCGAAGACTGTCAAGACGCTGGCCCTCGATCTTCTGCGTGGGGGCCAGCGAGGACACGATCCAGCTGTCGACCACCGAGCCGATTGTGGAGCCGATGAAGCCACCGATGGCAGCCCCGGAGAAGCCGAGGATCGCGCCGCCGAACGCCCCGCCGATGGCGGAACCGACAGCGCCGAGGACAAGCGTGGCCATATGAAATTCTCAGCGTGCGGGGAACAGGAAGGCGAAGGCGATCTTGCGCGCCCAAGCGGGCGTCAGCAGTTCCTCGATCACGCCCAGTCGCTCATAGGCGTGAAGGAAGGTGTCGGGGCCGGTGAGGATCCCGACATGCTTGGCGATGGCGCGGGGCATCATGCGGAACAGGATCAGCGCACCGGGTGGGGCTTCGGCCGGTGCGATTTCCGGCATCATGCGGCGCGCGCCGTCCGCCAACACCTCGCGCGGGCCGGTCTCGCCCCAATCGCGGCTGTAGGGCGGGATCGGGAACGGCTCCGGGCCGACGACCTCGCGCCAGACACCCCGCGCGAGGCCGAGGCAGTCGCAGCCAACCCCGCGCAGGCTGGCCTGGTCGTGGTAGGGCGTGCCAAGCCACGACCGCGCGACGGCAATGACGCGGCCGGGATCGGCTGTCGGGACGGGCGCGGTCACAGCACTGCCCCTTCGTGGCCGCCGTCCCTGGTGGCGTATCGCAGGACTGCGTCCTGGCCCGGGATGTGCGGGAAACCCCGGAAGTTGGCGACATTGGCGAACTTTGTCCCGCAGGTCGCGATCCGCTTGTCGCAGCCCGCCCGGACCACGAAGGCATCCGTCGCCGCGATGGGTCGCACCGGCGCCTCGAGCAGGGTCAGGATCGCCACCCCGTCGACGAGGTCGTGCGACAGCACCTCGACGCGCCGCCCGGCGTTCGCACCGGTCGACCACTCGATCAGCCCGAAGGCAAACCAGCCCGCCGCGAAATTGCCAAGGCCGGAGGCTGTAAAGGCACGGTCGCGCAGCACATCGATGATCGCGCCGCTGCCCTTGAAGGCTGGGGCCTCGAGGTTCACGCCGCAGCGCGCATCGCCCAGCGCTGCATCGCAGCTCGCCTGAAACGTCCGCCCGACTGTCTGGCCGAGGACATGGGCCAGTGACCGCACTTCGGCCACGAAGGCCAGCCGCCCGCGCCTGATCTGTCCGATGGCCCCGCGACGCAGCAGCACGCGCTGCGAAGGGGCCGACCAGTTCACCCGCCAGACCTCGACCGCTGCATTATCCCATCGGCCATCGAGGATGTCGGTCTCGGTGATCCGGTCCGACGACAGCACGCCTTGCGCGTCCTGCGCATCGACCGAGAGGTCGGAGCCGGATCGCACCTCTGACGCCGTAAGCCCACTTTCCGGTTCGAACTCGGTCCCGTCGAACGCCAGCGTTCGGTCGTGGTCGGTGAAACCGAAGGTCACGCCATCGGCGCGGGTGATGCGCCAGCACCACGCCAGCGTCGTCGTCCCCTCGTCGAGATGCGCCTGCAGCGCCGGGTTCAGGGTCTTCATGTGCGGATTTCCACGAGGGGGATCGAGGTGATCGAGCCGAGGCGTTCGAGGTCGAGGGTTACGTCGAGGGCGTCAGTGTCGAAGCGGACGGGGACGTCGAATTCGAAGCCTGCGGTGATGGCCACGCCTGCGGCCGGGGCGGTGGTGAAGGTGACGAGGCCGGTCGCGGTGGAAACCGACCAGCCTGAAACCTGCGGCGTGCCGTTCAGGGCGATGTTCACTGTTCCGGCGACGGGCTTGGTGATGGCCCGTGCCCAGGACTGCGCGCCAGAGGTGTAGCGTTTGGCCAGTTGAAACAGGGTGGCCGCCCCATTGCCGGTGCCGATGGGCTGGTTGGTAGGGCCCGGCGTCTGCGACGGCAGGCAGGACTTGAAGTCGGCCCAGTCCTTGAAGCGGAAGCCGTGGAGACGGCCGTTCCGCGCCTCGAAGAAGGCGACGACCGCCGCCAGATCGTCGGCGCGGCGAATGCCATAGGCCACGTCGAAGCGGCGGCGGCTGTTGGCCCAGCTCGCATTGCGTTCCTCGGCCCCGCTTGCCAGTTCGACGATCTGGGTGCGCCGCTCGGGGCCGCCGCGCGCGCCCCGGCTGATGTTGTCCGGAAACCTGACCTCGTGAAACGCCATCACATCCCCCTTCGGCCCAGCGACACGGCGCGGGCAATGTCGCTCGCGACCTGCGTGCGGGACTGGCGGAAGCTCTCGGCGTCGCGGGCGTTGATCGTGACGTTGACAGTCGAGCCACCCGCCTGGCCGTACCCTGCCGCCTCCCGGCGCGAGAGCACCCGTTCGCCGCGTTGCAGGATTGCGGGCACCTCGTCCGGCCGCAGACCGGCCCAACCGCCGTTGTGCATGCGCGGGGCATTGGCAAAGGCCAAGGCCGGGACCATCCGGGCAGGACCACGGGCGCCGACCATGCCGCCCGCATGCAGGATGTTGGCGAAAATCCCACCCGCCGCGCCCAGCGCGCCGGAGAGGGCATTGGCGATCGGGCCGAGGATGAAACGTCGGGCCGCCAGTTTCGCGAGATCGGCAATCATGGACGTGACCAAGTCGCGGAAGTCGAGCTTGCCGGTCTTCACGAAGTCACCGATGGCGTTCTCGGCGCTCTGGAACGCGCCGACCAGCGCGCTGCCGATGTCCCCGCCGATGTCGCGTGCCTTGGCGGCATAGTCGGCGAGCGCGGCGGTGACGGCCTGCCAGCCGGTAAGGGCCGTGTCCGCGCCCTCGGCCGCTGCCGCCCCGGCGGCGCGCGCGGCCCCGCCCGCACCTTCGGCGGCCGTGGCGGTGTCGTTCAGTCCTGTCGTAAGGGCATCGGCCGCACCAGCCGCATCATCCAGTGCCGTCTCCGCCTCGGTCCCTGTTCCGTTCACTGCATCCTTCAGCGCCTGCCAGCTGGCGAGCGGCCGACCGGCGGCGTCAGCCAGCATCCCTGCCGCTTCGCGATAGCCATCTGCCCGGGCGCGGGCGTCGTCGGCCATGGCACCGAGCCCGAGATCGGGCGGCTCGAGGTAGGTCCGCGACAGCGCTGCCGAGAAGGCATCGGCGGCGGCGGCACCTGCAGCGGTCGCGGCGCCCTCGAAGGGGTTGCCGATGCGGCCGAGTTCCACCGGGTCGAGGATGCCGATCCGCACGCCACCTTCGCCTGTCGCCCATTCGGGCAACAGCGCAAGGGCAGCGTTCAGGGTCTCGATGAAGCTGTTGATGCGGGTGACGACGCCATTCAGCATCGCCTCGACGCCCGAGATCAGGCCATTCGCTGCCTGGAAGGCGAAGTCGCCGATGGCGCCTGGCAAACTGCCCCAGATCGCAACCGCAGCGTCATAGGCCCCCTGGAAGATCGCGGCTGTCCGGTCACCGAAGCTGACGACGCCTGCGATGGTGCCCTCCAGCGCCGAGAGGCCCGCCGCCTTCAGGCCCTCCCATCCGGCCGACATCCGCGCCAGGGCCGCGTCCAGCGACAGGCCGATGCGAGACCAGACTTCACGGGCAAGATCGCCCAGCAAGCGAAACGCCTCGCCCACCCCGCCGACCCGGGCGACCAGCTGCGAGAACTGGTAGACCAGTTCGCCCGCACCGACGATCAGCGCCCCGATGCCGGTCCGGATCAGGGCGCCGCGGAGGAAGACCAGCGCGGTGGCAAGGCCGCGCACGGACAGGGCAGCAGCGGCAAGGCCCGCGACCCAGCGCCCGGCCATGACGGTGGCGAAGGTCGCGGCATAGGAGGCAAGTCGGCCGAGGTTGCCGATCAGCGTGTCTATGGCCGAGCGCAAAATGCCGCCATCGGAGGCCAGCGCCACGAAGGCATTGGCCAGTGCCTCGATGGTCGGGGCGACGGCGACGGCGATGCGGTTCCGGAGGCCATCGAACACGAGGGATACGGTGCCCAGAGCGAGTTGGGTGCGACGCAGGGCTTCCAGCGCATCGCCGTCCAGCACTGCGCCGAGATCGGATGCCTGATCCCCAAGTCGGGCCATCTCGGCGCCGCTGTTCCGCAGGAGGGGGATCAATCGCGTCGCGTCCGAGGCCATGGCCTCGAGATAGAAGGTCATCTCCTGCTGGCTCAGACCCGCGCGTTCGAGGGTGTCGACATAAAGTTGCAGCGCCTCGGGGCCGGAAAGGCGCGCGAACTGGTCGGCCGTGACGCCCACGCGCGGGGCCACGTTCTCGAAGAAATCCGCCATCGGCCCGCCGCCGGTCTGGAGGAAGTCGCCCACCCGGTCGTTCACGTCCTTCAGGATGTCGGCCAGCTTCTCCTGTTCAATGCCGACTGTCCGCGCCCCGGCCGACCAGCGCTGCAGCGCATCGGGTGTTGCATTGGCGACCTGCGCGAACTGCCGGATCTGCGCCGCGCTCTCGGCGGTGGATCGGACGATCAGGCCGAGCGAGGCTGTAGCGGCCGCCGCGGCGGCCCCGAGGGCAAGGCCCGCACGGCGTGCGAAGGCCGCAAGCCGGGTGTTCGCCAGTTCCATCTCGCGCGACAGGCGGCCAAAGCCACGGGCACCGGCCTCGCCCACACCCTCCAGTTCGGCGCGCACGCGACGTCCGCCCTCCGCCACGAGGCGGACGGAGACCTTCTTCTCAGCCATTCTGGCGTCCTTCCATCTGCTCGTTGAGTTTGCGCACCATCACCGCCTCGATCTCGGGCAGCAGTTCGGCTGCGATCAGGGCGTCGACGCCCAGCGCCTCTGCCAGTGAAAGCGCAGCGCCCATGTCCCATCCGATCACCGCCCCCGGCGCGATGCGCAGCTGACCGCCGAGGCGCTGGGTCAGGTCCCAGACCTGCCAGCCCTCGACCGTCTGCGGTCGGTTCAGCCTTGCGGGGCAGTCCGGGCAGGGACCTGCGCAGACCGCGCAGTAGCCGTCGCCCCCGCCGAAGGACCAGTCGGCGAGGGCGCGGAGGCGTTTTTTTCCTGATCCAGCATCAGGCCGCGGGCGACGTATTGCGCCTGGAAGGCCTCGAACACGGGCCAGATTTCCAAGAGGGCATCGATCCCGGTCGGGCTGACCGGGACAAGGTTGCCCGCCTCGTCGCCGACGCCTTCCCAATCCAGCACCGCGCGGCGGGCGACAGCCTTGGCCATCGCGAGGGCCATATCCTCCTGGCTGGAGCTTTCCGAAAGGCCGTCGATCAAGGGATCGGCGCGGGCAGAGACCATGAGCGCGGTGGTCAGGGGAGCGACCAGGACGCGCAGGCCGGGCAGCAGGTCGAGCCATTCGGGCCGGTTCGAAAGGTTCAGTCGGATCATGGTCAGTATCCCGTGACGGTGTTGACGAGGACGGCGGTGCACATGCGGGCGGGGCTGGTGGCCTTGGCGGCCTGCCAGTCGAAGGTCGCCTGGATGCCCTGGGGCCCGGGGATCTCGATCCGCGGGACCGGCAGGTAGACGGCATGGGCGGTGAAGGTGAAACTGGCGTTCGCGCCGAGGCTGTAGGCGAACTCGAGCTCGCAAGGCGTGCCGTCGATGGCTTGGGTTACGAGGGCGCTATCGGCAAACCGCACCTCGATCCGGCCGGTCAGTGCCGCCATGCCGGGGTCGGCGCCCTCGATCTTGCCGTCGTTGCGGATGGTCTCGATCCGGTCGAGGCCGTTGGAATAGGTCACCTCGGCGGAAATGACGTTGCCAAGCGGTGTGCCGTTGCGCGTGATCGCTCCGTTGAAATGCCCGAACCGCTGCAGTGCCAGCGACGTCGGTGTGCCTGCGGCCGTGGCGGCTGCGACGTTCTCGCCCTGCGCCACAAGTCGGGCCGTGGCGGTCAGCAGCCCCGATCGCGCCATCTGCCACGACAACTGGTCGCAGACGCAGCCAGTGTACATCGCATAGCGCGGCACTTCCGGCATCGCCGTCTCGATGGCCATCGACGGCAGCGTCCAGTTCCCCGACTGGAAGGTATGGGTCTTGGGCGTCGTGCCCGTGGTCGTCGGCTGACCGAAGGCCGCCTTCAGCCAGAGGCCAAAGTTCTCGACGTCGATCGGCACCACAACATCCCCATCGGCCGTGACCGCGTCCTTGATCGGGGCCAGCGGGTCGCGCCCCTGGCCTAGCAGTTCCGAGGCGATCAGCGGCTGCTCGGACCCGAGCGTAGTGCTGGCGAAGGGCACCGTCCGGTAGCCCGAGGCGGGCGGGGTGCCGTAGACGGTCTCGAACGCAAGCGCCATCTGCGCCCGCGCGCCGTGTGCGCGTGCCATGGGGGTCTCCTTTGAGTGTGGGGGATGTCAGGCCAGAGGGCCGGTCGTGGTGTAGTGCAGGACGACGGTGATTCCCGCTGCCTTAAGGGCGGCGGCACCCTCGATGGGCAGGTCGACCGAGGCCGGGGCCTCGGGTTCGATCCAGTCGCAGAGGCCGCCCAGCGTCCGGTCAGCTTCCAGCGCCGCGCCGATGGCGGCGATCAGGTCATCGAAGGCGCTGGCCCTGGCGGTGCCCGCCTGGACGACGACTTCCAGCTCGGCCCGGTGCTGGTAGTGATAGCGCAGCGGTGACAGTGTCACCTCTGGCTCGCCCGGCTGGCCGTCGCGCAGGATGATCAGACCAGCTGTCGGGATCCGCTCGGGCAGGACCTCGTCACGCAGGGTGAGGGCGGCAAGCGGTTGCAGCCGCGCGTGCAGCGCGGTTAGGACAGTTTCGCGGGTGGTGGGCATGATCAGGCCATCGGGAGTGCCGAAAGTCGGCAGGATTGAAGAGTCGCGACGTCGGTCTCTGTCCAGCCCGCCTAACCGTTCGTCACTGACGGACGCCGAGCCTTTCTAGGGTTGCCCGGTCAGGCGCGCCGGTTTCGGGTAGTCCGACCGATGCCTGATAGGCGCGCATAGCCCTCTGGGAGGCTGGGCCCCATTGTCCATCCGGCGTGCCCACATCGAAACCTCCGGCATTCAGGAGGGTCTGAATGGCGCGGTAGTCGTCTGTGGAAAGCGACAGGGTGGTCCATCCGCATGCCGCGGCGACCTCCTCGAAGGCATCCTGCGCCCCGGCAAGCTCGAACAGTGCATCATGTTGCTGGCCGTTTGACTCGACCAGCCGGATGAACAGGCGGTCGGCATCGTAGATCGACCGGATGAACGTCTCTGCATCCCGCCCGAACAGACCCGCCCCTTTGTTGGAGGTGAGACTGCTCCAGCGAGACTGCTGCGACGGCTGGTCATCGATGCGCAGCGTCATTTCGAACGAATTCCGGCGGTAGTCGTTCATCAGGAAATCGTCCTGCACGAAGACGAATGCCGTCTCGCCTTCGATGCAGCGCGCGACGAGGGCGGTCTGGCCCATGAAGTTGTTCGGCTGAAATTGCGAATGGTTCAGCGCGACGATCTGCGGACTGTCGTCCACCGCCGCCCGGCTCGATTCAATCGTCCACCAGCCGGAAATCCGGTGCCCATCCCGATTGGCCTGCTCGAATGGCGCGAGCGTATAGTCGATGGCCGAAAACCGCGCATCCGCCCACGCGACGGTTTGTGCCGCACCCTCCGGCGGCGTCGCCGGTTCAGCCGCGGGCGCTGCGGCCGGAGCTGCTGCCGGAGGCTGAGCGACCATCACAGGGAAAGCGATCCCGTATTTCGCCTGCAGATACCCCATCTGCAGCTGCGCCAGCGTGAGGCGTTCGGTTTCGGCGCGGCTGAGCGCAAGCGCCTGGATCAGCCCGCCGCCGGTTGCAGCTTCGCGTTCCGCCTCTTCGATACGCTGTTGAGCAGCGGCCATTTCACCGAGGATCTGCGCTGCACGCGCCTCGTCAGGCTGAACAGCCGGTACTGTCACTTCGACAGTTGCGCCACCCGCTTCCGCGTTGATCCGGTTTTCGATGAGTGTCTTGGCGAGAAGAAGCGCCTCACGGCGTGCTTCGATCAGCGTCAGGATCAGGCCGCCGTCGTAGCGCGCGGCTTGCGCGTCGATCTCGGTCAGCTGCCGTTCGATATCGGCCAATTCTGTGGAAAGGGAGGTGTCTTGCGCGAAGGCCGGAAGGGCCGCGGCGAGGGAAATGGCGAAGACGAACGGTTTCAACGACATTGGCAGCTCCGAAATCTGGTCACTTTCGGAATCAGGCTAACTATGCAGATTTCAGCCATCAAGCGAACTCGCCGATTTCGGTATAGGTCCCTGTCCGAATCTGTCACCCATCCTGTCGTGATGCGTCCCTCTACCGGGATCATGCCCGGGTCAGTGTTCCCCGCCGCCTTTCGGCAGCGGCAGGTTGGCCAGCCGTCGCGGCAGGTCGGCGCGGCTGTGCAGGAAATCGACAATAATCACCTGCTCTGGGTTTTCGACGAAGACCACGAAATGCTGGCCTGCCCGCGCGAAGCGCAGGTCCTCGGCCAAGGCGGGGTCGATGAGCCGACGGCAATCCTGTGACAGGGCGGTGCCCGCGGCGATCTCGCGACAGGTGGAGATCAGGTCGTCCTCATACGCCGCCGCCTGTCGTGGACCAAAGGTCTCGATGGTCCAGCGGGCAATCTCGATCAGCGAGGCCTCCGCCTGCCTTGTCAGACGCCAGGGTTTCGGCATCAGGTATTTGTACGCGCAGCGGCAAATGCCCGACGGATGGCATCTTCGCCACTGCCCTCGGCCAGATCACCACGTCGGGCCTCGTCCAGACCAGCCGTCAGGCGTGCACGCAGTTCGGTCATCTCCGCCTCTTCGCGCTCGAGAAGGCGCAGCCCGGCGCGCAGGGCCTCCGAGGCGTTCTGATACCGGCCGGTCGAGACCAGACGGTCGACGAGGTCGGATTGCGCTTCTGTCAGGACGACGTTCCGGGTGGCCATGGGAATCTCCCTGCGTATCATTGGCAATATATGCCAATCGGTCTTCCGTGTCGACAAGCCCCGTCAAGATCGTGTTTCAACCCACCCTGCCACGATCCGCCCCGGCACGCCATCGATGGCCCGCTCGGCATCCCGCGCCAGATCCAGTCGCTTGCGCAGCTTGACCTGCGGCACGAGGAGGAAGATCGGCACAGTGGTCAGCCCGCGACCGGTCTTCGCGCGGGATGCCACGGCGCGCCCTTTGCTGTTCAACCGCCCCTCGGCCACCAGCAGGCTCGGGCCGCGGCGGCGGTAGATCAACCGCAGGCGCAGCCCCGTGCGGCGTTCCCATTCGCCGGGGGTAATGCGGCCGCCGCGGGTGGACTTGCCTGCGGCGGCGGTGGGAATCGCCAGCCAGAAGCCGTTGCGCGACCGGATCAGCGGCCCCGTGTCATGCGCGCCGACGATCACCGGGGCATTCGACCAGACCAGCGCCGCGGCGTTCAGGCTTTCGCCGCCCTTGGGATAGGTGGCCAGCCGGATCGAGTTGCCGAGCCGGGTGCCGAGCCCCGCGCCGGTGATCTGGCCGCGCCAGGCGGATTTGAGGCCCGCGCCCGCCTCGCGCATGGCGATGGTGACGGCCTTTTCCCCGGCAGCGATTTCCACCTGCATCAGGGCGGCGAGGTCAGGATCGATGGTGAGCTTCAGTTTCATCGGATCACGCCGGGCGCAGGTCGAGGGTCCAGATCAGCCGTTCCCGGTCGCGCAGGGGTTCTCCCTGGATGACATGGCTGTCGGCACCGATGACGATCATGTCGCCCGGGCGCGGGGCAGGCAGGTCGGCCACACGCACGTCGACCACCGTCGTGTCGCTGACGAAGCGCCCCGCGCCGAAGTCGGTGAGGCGGTCGGGTGCGCGGCGGATGATGCGGATCGGGCGTTCCTCGGAGGTGGTGGCCGAGATCCAGAGGGCCGGAACCGCCATGTCAGCCTGGGTGAAGATGCGGTCCATGGCAGCGGCAAAGACGGACATGGGTCGTGTCCATCAGTTCGACGTGTGCAGGCGGATCGCCAGCCGGGGCCGCTTGTTGACCGGCAGGATCGAGGCCTCGGTCATGACGTCGATCCAGCGACCCTTCTCGTCCAGATGCTGGCGGGCATAGAGCGGCAGGCCGATGGTGTTGGCGGTTTCCAGGAGGTTCGCCGGGCCGCCATAGGTCGTGAAGGTGTCCATCGTGCCGAGCGGGAAAGCGATCCCTTCGTTCGCCGGGACCAGCCGTTCGGTCGCCTTGGTCGAGAGGGTGACTGTGCCCGAGTATTCCTCGAACAGGATGCCGCCGAAGGGGAAGTTGCGGCGGACATCCTCGCGCAGGGGCTGCGCGCCGGTCGAGGCGTAGAACTTGTAGGCCTCTTCCGTCTTCGGATGCGCGATCAGCTTGTCGAAGAACTCCCGGCTGACCAGCGCATGGACGCTGGTCATCGCCTCGCCCAGCAGATTGTCCTCGATGGCGCGCAGCACCTCGCGGACCTTGCCTTGCACGTTGGTGCCTGCGGTGCCCAGCACGAAGTCCACCGAGATCTGCGCCAGGCCGAATTCCGTGAAGTAGTTGTAGAGGGTCGTCCCGGCCCCGTCCTTCACGATGCCGCGCAGCGCATTCATTTCCATGTATTCGCGGGTCTGGGCGTGCTTCCGGCGCATCAGCAGCAGCTTGCGGTTCATCACCTCGACGAGGGGATCGGCAGCATCGAACGCGCCGCCCAGCGCGGGCTGTCCCTGGATGTCGGCAGGCAGGACCACGTCGTCATGCGGGATCCACGGCAGGGCGAAGGACCGCATGGACCGGCCTTCCCGGGTGCCGACCGTGGCGGGTCCGCCAAGGGGGACGGAGGGAAGGAGGCTCAGGACGCCTTCGTATTGCTCGATGATGACCGAGCGCTGGCTGACCCCTTCGAAGCGGAAGAGGCCGATCTGGGCGAGGCGGGTGTAGAGGTTGGGCAGGATGTTGATGGCCTGCGTCATCTCGGCCAGCGAGTAACCGCCAGCGTCGAAGGGATTGCGGACGAGGGTCATGGGGATGCTCCGGGGGATGAGGGGGATCAGACGCCGTCGCGGGCGATGATGCCTGCGGCGGCCAGCTGGCTGATCTTGGTGGTGATCTTCGCCGCGTCATCGACGGTGGCGTCGTAGGCGAGGCCAGCGCGCGAGACGATGGCCGGGCCGCGGGCGACAACAATGCCGGTGGCGTCCGCCAGCGTGGCATCGACGGCATAGAGCAGGACGGCCGAGGCAGTCTGCGCGCCATCGGTGCCGCCGCTGGTTGCCAGCTTGTATTTGCCACTGGCGGTGATGCGGCCGAGGACGGCGCCCACGGGATAGGGCATGCCCGCGAGCACGGTGATCACCTCGCGGGTGTAGTTCGGGTTGACCTCATATTTGAGGACATCGCCCATGCTGGGCGGTTCCGTCAGGACGGGCATGGTTCAGACTCCAGGATGTTGGGGAAAGGGGGCGCCCAACGCGGGCGCGGTAGTGGTGGGCGCAGTGATCAGCGCGAGGCGGCGGCCGATTTCTTCGCGGCCGCCACGATGGGGCTTTCCTTCGCGCCAGCCGCCGGGGCGGAGGCGATGATGCCCGCGGCATCACTGCGGGCGGCGAGATCGGCCAGGACCTTGGTGCGCAGGGCTTCCGGCTTCACGCCCTTTGCGACCGCATCGGCGGCGTCGATCTGGATGCCGAGCCGGGCGGCCTGCGCGCAGACCTGAGCGACCTCGGCCGCTTCGGCCCTGATCGCTTCGGGCGACATGTCGGCCGCCGCGGTTTGCGGCGGTGCGACTGCCGCGGGCGCGGCCGGTTCCGGCGGGGTAGCGGCCGTGGGCTGCGCATGGTCTTCGGGGGCGGTGGTCATCATCGGGCCCTTTCCTTTGGGGGTGGATGTGAGGGTGGATGTGCCGCGGGGTGCGGCGGCGAAAGCGCGGAAGGCGGTGACGGGATCGGCGACCTCGTCGGCGAGACCGGCGAAGATCGCCGCCTCGCCGCGGAAGACGGCGGCCTCAGTGGCGAGCGCCTGAAGCGTGTCGAGGCGGCGGCCGCGCCCTTCGGCGACGGTCTCGGCGAAGAGTTGGCGGAGGTCTTCCAGCTCGCCCGCGATCCGGGCGCGGACGGCCTCAGGCAGCGGCTGATACGGGTTCGCATCGACCTTGCGGGCCCCGGCATGGATCAGCGTGACGGCAATGCCCTTCTGGTCGAGCGCCCCGCTCATGTCGCTGTGCATGGCCACGACACCGATGCTGCCAACGGCGCCGGTGCGGGGCAGGATGATCCGGTCGGCCTGTGAGGCCAGCGCATAGGCGGCCGAGAGGGCGTGATCGGCGACGAAAGCCTGCACAGGCTTGACCTGACGCGCTGCGCGGATGCGATCCGCCAGATCGAAGGCACCGGCCACCTCGCCCCCAAAGCTGTCGATGTCGAGGGCAATGCCGCGGATGGCGGGATCGGTGACGGCCGCCTGCAGCTGGGCCGCGATCCCTTCATAGGAGGTCAGACCGGAGGATTGCCCGATCCAGGCCCCGCGATGCACCAGCGTGCCAGCGATCTCGATCACCGCGATCCCGTCGACGACCGCGAAGGGCTGGCCGCCGTTGCGCGCCTGGCGGCTGGTCAGGTCGTCGCCGAAGAGAGAGGCGCGCGCGGGCAGGCTGGCCGCATCCCGATCTATGGCCGCAATCTCCAGCCCCTCGACGCTGATTTCCCGCCCAACGATCCGGGGGCCAAGCCCGGTCAGGAAGGCCAGCGCCTTTGCGGGATCGACCATCAGCGGTGTGTTGAAGACTCGCTGGGCGATCTGGGTGTGGTGCATCATGCGTCCTCCGCAGGCCTTGGTTCCCGGTTCTCGCCGTCGTCATCCTGATTGCTGCCGTCCTGCCGATTTTCCTGCTGGCCCTCGGCATCACCCGGCCCAGTGCCGCCACCCGCCGCCTGCGCGGGCGACCCCGGCCGCCGGAAGTCCAGACCCAGTTCCGCCTCGCGTTTCCGTTCCGCAGCAATTTCCCGGTCGACCTGCTCGGCGTCGTATCCCCGCTCGGCGATGGCCTGTGTGCGAGATTTCAGGCCCGCCTCGATCTGCAGGATCTCGGCCGCGGCATCCTTGGCCGGGTCGATCCAGTCCCATTTCGTGGGAAGCCAGTCGCAGGCGAGGTAAGCGCGCCGGTCGCTGGCATAGCCCGGCAGGTCGATGGCGCCCGCCAGTACGGCCATATCCATCCAGCGGGTCCAGACCGCGCGGCAGAGCTGATAGACCATAACCGAATGCTGGAAGGCCGAGATGCGGCGGCGAAAGTCGACAAGCGCGATCCGGGTGTTCGAGAAGTTCCCCTTCGCCGTGTCACCGGTCAGATACCCATAGGGCACGCCCAGCGCGGCGCCGATCTGAAGGAGTGTGCGGTACTGGAAGGGCTCATAGGTGGACCCGGAATCCGGCGTCGAGGGCGTGGTGACATCCTCGCCCGGGTCAAGGCGCACCACCTGACCGGGTTCGACCTCGAGATCGTCTTCGGCCGGATCGAGGGCAGTTTCCGGAGCGGGGGAGGTGATGAACATGGCAAACATCGCCGCGGTTTTCTTCCGCTCCAGTTCCGCGTCGTCGTAGAGATCGAGGGTGAACAGCTTCACCACGGCCGCGGCGAAGCGCGATACGCCGCGCAGCTGCCCCGCCTCGACGGGGTCCAGGATGTGGATCACCTCCGAGGCTGGAACCCTGACGGTTTCGCCGATGAGCCCCGGATCGGTCATGTCGCCCGGATGGCGGCGCAGGAAGTGGTAGGCCACGCGCCGCCCGATCCCGTCGAACTCGATCCCCTGCCGGATCGATCCCGCGCCGGGCAGCACGCGGGTCATGTCCTGGGGCAGCATTTCCGAGGGGAGCATCTGCAGCTGCATCGGCACCGTCAGCCCGTCTTCCGACCGCCGCGTGCGGATGCGCAGGAAGACCTCGCCCGCCAGGAACACCTCGCGCGCGGCCCGCCGCTGCAGGCCGAAGAAATCGGTCAGACCCTCGGCATCGGCCTCGTCGGTCCAGGCGAGCCAGAGCTTCTGCAGCTCCTCCTTCTTCCCTGCATCCGCGATCTTCGAGGACGGTTTGATTCCGTCGCCGACGACATGGTTCGCGAAGGCGTCGACGGCGTTCGCGGCATAGCCGTTGTTGCGCACCAGCCAGCGCGCCCGGGCGGTGATCGTCTCGCCGGAAGCGGCGATCAGCGTGTTCACATGCGAGCGGGTGGCGCGGAACCCGCGCATGCGGCGGTGGGATTGTGCAGCGTCGAACCCACCGATGATGGACCCGAGCCGCGCGCGGAAGGCGTCGAAGACCATCGGTCACAGACCCTTCGTGGCGATTGTGCCCCAGCGGCGGCGACGGGGTGTGGCAGAGGCGGTAGCGATCCGGCCCTCCAGATCCCGGATCGCCGCTGCCAGTTCGGCGTCCGAGCCATAGGTCACGGTCTTGCCATCGTAGCTGACGCTGCGCAGCCCCGCGAAGCGGGCTTCCTGCAGCGCGGTCAGCAGGGCCTGCATGCGTTCCAGGTCCATCAGTCCCTCATGAAGTTCGGGGTGTAGGCTCGCCGTTTTCGGCGTGGCGTGGTCAGGGTTCCGGCCTTTGGCTGGGCCGGGTCTTGCGTGGCACTGTCGGTTGCGGTGGCCGTGGGCATGCGCGTTTCCACGCCCGCTTGCGCTTCCAGCCGCCGCCATGTCGCCTCGTCCCACCGGTCGGCGCCGAGGATCCACGCTGCGGCACGGGCGTAGACCCGGCAGTCCAGCGCCTCGTTCCGCTCGCGCATCTTCTGCCATTCCTGACGGGCATAGCCGCGCTTGTTGCGGATCGTGACCAGTTGCTCGGCCACCAGCTGCTTCAGCCATTCGGTGTCCGCCCAGCCGGGCAGGTGGATCGTGCCGGGAGCGTCGAGCACTCCGGTGGCGCGGTCCTCATCCGACGGGCGCTCGATCCGCAGGAACCGGTAGGTCTCTGCCTTGAAGGTCGCCGTTGCCACCGACCAGAGCCGCGCGCCGCGGCGCAGGCGTTTCCCGCCGATGGTCGCATCGACATATGTCGGCCCCGAGACCGGCGCTGACCGGTTGAAGCCCTCAAGCCCCTTCAGCGGCGCTACCTGTTCGAACCCGACCTTGCGCGACCAGGCATAGACCGCCGCAGCCTCGTAGCCAGTGTCGATGCCAAGCCGTGCTACCGTCATGAAGGCGCCGTTGGCATGTTGCCAGCTGCGCCCGAGCAGGGCGGTGAGCTTGTCCCATGCGGCCGGATCATCAGGCCCGCCCGGGATGACGATGTGATCGACGAGCCAGCTTTCCATGCCCCGGCCCCAGGCCCAGATGTCGACTTCGATCCGGTCCCTCTGGACGTCGGCCCCGGCGGTCAGGAACAGCCCCGCCACAGGCACGGTGCCCGGCTTCCAAGCCTCCCGCCGATCCGCCAACCGCTGCCATTCCGGCGCGTCGCCGCTTTCGACCCATGTTTCGCCCAGAAGCGTGTTGCGCGCGGCGCGCAGCGTCTCGTCCGACCCTTGGGCCGCCAGCCACTCCCGCGCGACGTCGGACCAGCTTTTCCAGCCCAAGGGCGAATAGAGCGCCGAAAGGTGGAAGCCGATGGCCTTCGGATCCCTGGAGACCGCAGTCGCCCGCCACTCCCCGCGGGCCAGCATCTCGGTCTTGTGGTGCTCGGCGATGGGCCTCTCGCAGCCCGCGCAGTGATAGGCGGCGGTTTCCGGCTTCCCCGTGGCCCAGCGCAGCCGGTCGAACTGCAGCCACTGCATGGTGCTGCAGTGGGGGCAGGGTACAAAGTAGCGCCGCTGGTCCGATGCCTCGAATTCCCGCTCGATCCGCGACAACCCCCGGATCGTGGGCGTCGAGACCATGAACACCTTGCGCCGGTGCGAGAAGGTCGTCGTCCGCGCTTCCGCCAGCGTGACCGGATCGCCCTCTTCGTCGGCCGAGGCCGGATAGGCGTCGACCTCGTCGAGGAAGACATAGCGCGCAGGCATCGACCGCAGGCCGGTCGCCGAATTCGCCCCGGTCAGCACCAGAATGCCGCCTGGAAACTCCTTCGACAGCATCGAATTCCCGGCATCACGCGACCGGGCCGGGTTCACCCGTTCGCGCAGCGCCGGGCTGTCCGCGATCAGTGGATCAAGACGGCCGCGTGAGGTGCGCTTGGCCAGTTCGAGGCTCGGCAGAACCGCCAGCATCGGCCCCGGGGCGTGATGGATCACGAAACCGATCCAGTTGTTGCCCGCTTCCGTGGCCCCGACCTGCGCTGCCTTCATGAAGGTGATGCGCTGGGCGGGATGGCCGGGCGACAGCGCATCCATGATCTCGCGCAGATAGGGTGCGCGGGCGGTGCGATACCGCCCCGGCTCGGCCGCGCCGCGCGACGACAGCCAGCGATGTTGATCCGCCCATTCTGACACCGTCAGGTCCGGGTCGGGGCGCAGCCCCTGTCGCCAGACCCGGAGCAGGTCTTCGGCCCCGTCGAAGCCGAGGTCGAGACCCGCGGTCAGGTCGTTGTTGTCATCCTCATCATGCAAGCGAGACCCGGAGGTCGGCGAGGGCGTCGAGCTGTTCGCGGACATGGGCTTCCAGCACCCTCTGCATGATCGCGGTCTCGATCGTCACCGATGCCCCGGATTGCCGTTCCACCTCCGCCATGATCTGCGCCGCCATCAGCGCGGCCACCCGTCCGGGCCAGGTCACCCAGACATCCCGTTCCTGCCGCGCGAGGCGGAACACCAGCGTTTCCGCCCGCGCGCGGTCGACCAGCGCGCCCTTCTTCTTCTGGACCGCCAGCTGGCGTTCTTGCGCAGCATAGACCGTCAGCAGCGTGCGCGCCTTGATGTAGGACGAGGTCTCGCCCGCACCACTGGCCAACCCATCCCCACCCAAGGACCGGCGCTGCTGGTCGGGGTCCGTCATCTCCGCCCGCCGCACGTCCGAGGCCGCGGCGTTGATCGACCCGTCGTTGAAAACCACCAGCCGCCCGTTCTTGCGCGCCTTTTGCACCCCGCCGCGGGACAGGCCGGAATGCGCGGCGTACTCGCGTTCGCTCATGCCCTTCATGGCGCTGTGAAGCCTATCAAGATATTGAAAATAAACAGGAAAAGACGATCATTCCCGTTGATTGTCTCCCCCTCCGGAGCGATTCTGCGATCAGGAACTCACCCTGGATCGGAGGCCAAACCATGACCAAAACTGCCAAACCCACCCCCAACGCGCCCGAGGCGCTGATGCTCGACATCGCGAAGCGCCACTTCTTCGTCGAGACGCTGGATACCTGGAACAGCGACGGGTTGGATTTCCACGACGTCGCCGTCTGGTCGATCCGCGCCGCCCTGATTGAGGCCTATTCCGCGGGTCTTGCCGCGGCCCGGCGCTGAGGGGGGTCAAAGACATGACCATGGCCATCACCACCATCCGCATCGACTATTCTGCCCTTCCCGAGGGGTTCGACCTGAGCCGCCCGGACGCCATCGCCGAGGTCATCGAGCAAGCGCTGCGCGAGAGCGGGATCCCGGCCGAGGCATCCGACGTCCTGTCGCACCTCAAGATCGAACTGCCGACTGCCCAGCTTGGCGCCGCCAGCCGCGCGCTGGCCGAGATGCGGCTGATCTGACCGGAGCGATCAGAAAGCACTGATATTGCTCCGATTTGCCTACGATCATTCGCCCGACAGAGCGATGGTGTTCGCACCGGAACGATGCAACTCACCGAAGGACGCCCCGCCATGACCATCCGCCGCGCCACCGACAATTCCAAAGCCCTCGACGCCTTCATCGCCGCCAAGGCCGAGATCGACGTGATGCTGGAGCGCCTGAAGGCCCTCAGCGACGACCACTTCGAGACCCACCCCGACGAGATTCATTGGGGGCATGTTGGCACGCTGAAGCACTATGCGGGCCTGCTGCGCCAGATTACCGACAGCGCCTTCAAGGAAGGCGAACACGCCGCCTGACGCGCCCACACGGCGCGATGGCCGCCCCGTCCGACGACGGGGCTTGCCTCCGTAGAAGGCGCGCACACCGCGCGCCCACAGCCACGGAGGCCGCGATGACCACCCCGTCCGATACCCAATCCCTGATCCTGTCCCGAGCTGCGACCCGGCCCGGCAATCTCGCCCTGCCGCTGCCCGAGGGGCTGGTCGGCGCCGCCGCCAAGATGGTCGTCGGCAAGATGATCGCCCGCGGCTGGCTCGAGGAGGTCGAGGCCAACCTGCGCCGCAGCGAGCCGATGTGGCGCGAGACCGGCGACGGCCACGGCACCACGCTGATTGCGACCGAGGCTGGGCTCGAGGCCATCGGGATCGAGCCGCTCGCGGCCAGCGCTGTCGCCAGTGCGCGAAAGGTGAAGCCGAAACCGGTGCAGATGCCCGACGACACCGATGCCGCGAAGCCAGTCGCGATCCGCGCTGGCACCAAGCAGGCGCAGATCATCGCCATGCTCCAGCGCCCCGATGGCGCAACGGTCGCGGAGATGGTCGAGGCCACCGGATGGCTGGCGCATACCGTCCGCGGCTGCATCTCTGGCGCCCTGAAAAAGAAGCTGGGTCTGCCCATCGCCGCCGAGAAGGTCGAAGGCAGGGGGACGGTGTATAGGCTGCCCAGCTGAGCCTTCAATGAATGCCACACTGCGCCGCCGCCCCACCCGGGTGGCGGTCCTTCGTTGCCATGACCGAAGTTTATTGTTGCCCGCCAAGCATTTCTTCTGTGTACCTGCGACACGGACATAGCTTTAGGTAGATTGGGTATCGGGGTATCATCCTCAGATGATTGCTGCGCTATTGTGCATCTTTTCCGGTATAGATGTCGCCGCGGCTGCTGACTGAAGAGGTTAGAATGGGTAGAGCTAAGCAGCTGATGTTGGAGATGGAGGAAGCCCAATGGGAGGAGGCCGATGTCTCTTTCTGTTGTCCGAACTGCGAATACGACGTGGATGGAACCACCAGCTTGCCTGTTGTCTACGAACACGGTGGCGAAGAGCATCTGCCAATAAGCATTCGTTGCTTTAGCTGTAATTCAAGCTTCGATGGATGGGTTAAGACCGACTGGTTCACATGCGAGATTGAACTCGATGAACATCCAGATGTAGTTGTCAAAGCTAATTCGGCGCGCGGTTCGACCAGTGACTATGAAGAATATGATCATGATTATTTTGAGTGGCTCGAGCAACAAGAGCTCTCTTCTAGGCCAATACTGAAGGCCTTTCTACGGACGATCGATGATGTCGCCGCATTGGCCTCTGAGATATCTTTGGAGCCGAAACCTCAGATGCTAGCGCGAATGCTGTTGGCGCAGAGTGTCACTGCTCTCGAGGTTTTCTTGTCTGACACTTTGATACTGGCAGTTCTGAGTCACAAAGCGGTCCAAGAGAAGTTGCTTCGGTCAAAGAGCCTCGAGATTGGAACCAAGCAGTTCAAGTTGACGGACGCTTTCGGCGTGGAAGATTTTGCAAAGGAAAAGTTGCTAGAACATCTGCGATCAATTTCCTTTCACAATATCACCAAGGTTTCAAACCTTTATCAAATTGGAATGGGCGTAACCATTTTGCCTGAGGGTGATGCCGCAGATATAATTCAAGAAGCGATCAAGATACGCCACGACTGTGTCCATAGAAACGGAAAGAACCAAGAAACTGGTGAGTTGAATGTTGTCACTCAAGAATCGTTACATGACTTGACCGATACGCTTTCAAGGATGGTCAGGTTCGTGGATGATCAGGTGAGAGCTTTTGATACCAGATCTTGATGCCTTCCGCCCCGTCGCCATCTCCCACCGCCGCACGGCGACATCGCAATAGGCAGGGTCCAGTTCGACCGCGCAGCAGCGCCGTCCGGTGCGTTCGGCGGCGATCAGCTGCGTGCCGGAGCCGCAGAAGGGTTCGAACACGAGGTCGCCGGGATCGGTGAAGGCCTCCAGCACCGCCTCGACCAGCGCCACGGGGAACACGGCCGGGTGGGATCCGGCGGCGCCCAAGCCCCCTTTGTGGCGCATGATGCGGAACACGCTGTCCGGGATGCGGTGGCTCTGGATCTCGTTGCCGTAGCCGGTCTTGCGATGAACCGTGCCGTCCGCCCCGCGCAGGCCGCCGCCGCCGAGGGTTTCGCCTGCGTGCTTGCTCTCCACGGTCTTGTTCGGCTTCCGCGGCTGGCGGTTGAAGTGGAAAATGAACTCGTGCGACGGAGCCAGCCGCCCATTCCAGTCGCCCGGCAGGCCGGGCCCCTGGTCCCAGACATACCAGCCGAACCGCCGCCAGCCCTGCGTCCGCATCCAGTCGACCCAGCCCTGCCAGTACGGGACCCACTCACCGTCCCGATGGACGAGGCCGAGGTTCACCAGAAGCTGGGCATCGGCGGTGACGGGCGCTGCGGAAAAGACGCCCTGCATCAGCGCATCCCAATCGCCGACCTTCTCCTTCGCCGCGCCATAGTCGCGCTGCTGGGCGTAGGGCGGGGAGGTGAACATCAGCGCGGCCTGCGCGCCGTCCATCAGTCGCGCCACCACGGCGGGGTTGGTCGCATCGCCGCAGATCAGCCGGTGATCGCCCAGCGCCCAGATATCGCCCAGCCGGGTGATCGGCTCGGCCGGGGCCTCGGGGATCGTGTCGGCGGCGTCATCGTCGATGGGCGCGCGGTCGTCGGCATCGTTCAGCAGCGCGTCCAGTTCGTCCTCGGGGATGCCGATCAGCCCGAGGTCGAAGTCCTCGGCCATCAGCCCGCGCAGTTCCTCAAGCAGAAGCGCCTCGTCCCACCCGCCCAGTTCGGTCAGCTTGTTGTCGGCGATCCGGTAGGCCCGGCGCTGCGCCTCGGTCAGATGGCCCAGCACGATGACTGGCGCCTCTGCCAGCCCGAGCTGGGCTGCGGCCAGGATGCGGCCATGGCCTGCAATCAGTTCCCCATCGGCGGCGACAAGGCAAGGGACCGTCCAGCCGAATTCGGCCATGCTGGCGGCGATTTTCGTGACCTGATCAGAATCATGGGTCTTGGCGTTGCGGGCATAGGGGCGGAGGCGGGCCAGCGGCCAATGCTCGATCCGGCCGGGCAGGAGGGGCGCGTTCATGCTGCGAGCCGCTTCGCCTTGAGCACGGCGAAGGTCTCGCCGGTTTCCGCCAGAACAGCCTCCTGACCGGTGAAGGACTGCCAGCGCTCGATGGCGACATCGACATAGGCCGGGTTCAGTTCCACGCCGAGGCAGACCCGGCCCGTGGTTTCGGCCGCGATCAGCGTCGTGCCCGAACCCATGAACGGTTCATAGACAGCCTGACCGGGGCTGGAGTTGTTCAGGATCGGGCGGCGCATGCATTCCACCGGCTTCTGCGTGCCGTGCACCGTGTCAGCGTCCTGATCCCGGTTGGCGATGGCCCAAAGCGTCGTCTGCTTGCGGTCCCCTGCCCAGTGACCCTTGCCCTTGGCACGCACCGCATACCAGCAGGGTTCGTGCTGCCAGTGGTAATCGCCCCGGCTGAGCACCAGCCGGTCCTTGGCCCAGATGATCTGCGACCGGATGGCGAAGCCAGCGGCCACCAGGCTGTCCGCCACGGTGGCGGCATGCAACGCCCCGTGCCAGACATAAGCGACGTCGCCCGGGAACAGTGCCCAAGCCTCGCGCCAGTCGGCCCGGTCGTCGTTCAGCACCTTGCCGGTGCGTTTGGTCTTGGCCGCGCCCGCCTGGTTGCGCCAGGAGGGATCGTACTCCACGCCATAGGGTGGATCGGTGACCATCAACAGGGGGCGCACATCGCCCAGCAGCCGCCCGACCACATCGGCCGCGGTGCTGTCGCCGCAGATCAGCCGGTGCGCGCCCAGCAGCCACAAGTCGCCTGGCACCGACACCGGCGTGACCGGCAGGTCCGGAACATCGTCCTCGCCGTCGACCGGGCCATCGCCGCCCAGCGCCTCCGAATCCCGCAGCAGGGCGTCCAGATCTTCATCGCTGATGCCCAGGAGCGAAAGGTCGAAATCCTCGGCCAAGAGCCCAGCGATCTCGTCGCGCAGCAGGGCTTCGTCCCATTCGCCGAGCTCCGTGAGCTTGTTGTCGGCGATCCGGTACGCCCGGCGTTCCGCCTCGTCGAGATGGCTGAGCCGGATCACCGGCACCTCGGTCAGCCCCAGCATCGCGGCCGCCAGGACCCGGCCATGCCCGGCGATCAGCTCGCCGTCGTCGGCCACCATGCAAGGCACGGTCCAGCCGAACTTCGCCATGCTGGCGGCGATCTTGGCGACCTGGTCGTCGCCATGCATCTTGGCATTGCGGGCATAGGGGCGCAGCCGGGCAATCGGCCAGGTTTCGATCTGGCTCGGCGCGAAGACGAGGTCCATGGGATGGGGCTCGGGATGTGGGGGAGGGAAATGAAAAGCGCCCGCGAGGGGGGTCCTCCGGGCGCAATGCTTCGATGATCAAGGGGTAGGTCAATGGGGGCAGGTCTGTCAACCCGAAAAGTGAAGCGGATTCAACGGCTTCTAATGAATTGGCGTTCCGGGGTGGCTTCCGGCCACCTGGCTTCCCCGGAGGTGGCTTCCCTGGCTTCCCGCCGGGGATCCACCGTGGCCAGATCGTGATTCCGCAAGCCGCTGATCTGACTCAAGATTTTCGGCTCCGGGTCGCAAGGTGGCTTCCGCCTGGCTTCCCCGGTGAAAATGCCTCACGCTAGCGAACCGCCGCGCTGCGCCCCCCCGCATACGTTCAGGGCCGGGGAGGAACCAGAGAAGGGGGGAGGGTGCACGATCGGTGGGTTGAGAGGCGTGGTCAGCCTCCAGATCGTCGGCTTTCGGCGGCGGTCGCCGCTTGTTCCCGGATGCATCGGCGTCTAACGTCCATCTGATAGAAATTGCTGGGCTTTCAGGCTGTTTGGCCATGCGTTTCGAGTAGACTGGAGTGCTGCACCGATTCGATCCCGGTGCAAGTGGGCGGAGGGAAGATGACGGTTCTGGAAGATATCAAGAATGGCGCTCAATTGCGTGGCGTCGTTCCAGGCCAGCCCGTCGAGGTTGTTACTGTCGAGTGGATTGGGGATCAGGCAATAAACCTTGTCTATCGCGTGCCCGGTGGCGGTGTTGCTGAAACAACCCTGTATCGTGATGATCAGGCCCGAATTGAACTGGATGCCCGCGGCCGGGCATGGTCCTTCGATGCCGATGGTGATCTCTTGCGCCTTGTCACTGAGGCCAATCGGATAAAGCTAGCGCATTACTTCGACCCCTATCTCGCCATTCATACCAGCCTGGTTGATCCGCTTCCTCACCAGATTTCTGCCGTCTATGGCGAAATGCTGCCGCGCCAGCCGTTGCGTTTTCTTCTGGCCGACGATCCGGGTGCTGGCAAAACCATCATGGCAGGATTGTTGATCAAGGAATTGATCGCCCGCAGCGATCTGGAACGGTGCCTCGTCGTGGCCCCCGGTAGCCTGGTTGAGCAGTGGCAGGATGAACTTGGAGAGAAATTCGGGCTGGAATTCGATATCCTGACCCGTGACATGATCGAAAACTCCCGGTCCGGAAATCCGTTCAGCGACCGCAATCGACTGATCGCCCGGCTTGATGTTCTGGCTCGGAATGAGGAACTGCAGGACAAGCTGGCACAGGCGGCGGAGTGGGATCTGATCATCTGTGACGAAGCCCACCGCATGTCCGCGACCTATTTCGGTGGTGAAGCCAAGTATACCAAGCGGTATCGCGTCGGTCAGAAACTCGGCGAATCCTGCCGCCACCTGCTTCTGATGTCGGCGACCCCTCACAATGGGCATGAGCAAGATTTCCAGCTGTTCATGGCGCTGCTGGATGGTGACCGGTTCGAGGGTCGGTTCCGTGATGGCGTGCATTACGCGGATACCGCCGACATGATGCGGCGCCTGACGAAAGAAGAACTGCTGCGCTTCGATGGCCGCCCGCTCTTCCCGGAGCGCCGTGCCTATACCGTCAAGTACGAACTGTCGCCTGAAGAGGCCGCGCTTTACGCTGCCGTGACCGAGTACGTCCGCAACGAGATGAACCGGGTCCAGCGCTTTGCGGCCGAGGATGGTAAGAAACGGAACAACGTCGGCTTTGCCCTTCAAATCCTACAGCGCCGCCTCGCATCCTCACCGGCCGCGATCTACCAGTCCCTGAAAAGGCGGCGCGAACGGCTGGAAGCTGAACTAGCCGAGGCGCGCCTGATGGTCCGCGGCAAGAGATCCGGTTTCGATACCCCGGACGTGCCGGATGACGCCCTGCAGAACCTGGAGGAACTTGGCCAGGACGAGATCGACGACATCGAGGATCGGATTTCCACGACCGCGACCACGGCCGAAACCGTCGATCAGCTCGCCCTTGAGGTCGAAACGCTGCAAGGCCTTGAACGAATGGCGCTGGGCGTTCTCAGCTCTGGCCAAGACACCAAGTGGTCGCAGCTGAACCGCATCCTCGATGATGAGCTGATGGTCGACTCGCACGGCAACCGCCGCAAGCTGATCATCTTCACCGAGCCGAAGGACACCCTCTACTACCTGCATGATCGCGTAAGGTCGCGTCTTGGCCGCGCCGATGCGGTCGAGGTGATCCATGGCGGCGTATCCCGCGAGGATCGGAGGAAGATTGTCGAGCGGTTCATGCAGGACCGTGACATGCTGGTGTTGATCGCGAACGACGCGGCTGGTGAAGGTGTTAACCTCCAGCGTGGCCACCTGATGGTGAACTACGACCTCCCCTGGAACCCGAACAAGATTGAGCAGCGGTTCGGCCGTATCCACCGGATCGGCCAGACCGAGGTCTGCCATCTCTGGAACCTTGTCGCGGCCGACACGCGCGAGGGTGAGGTCTACGCCCGGCTTCTGGAAAAGCTGGAAGCAGCACGCGAGGCGCTAGGTGGTCGGGTCTATGACGTCCTCGGCGAGCTGTTCGACGGCACGGCGCTGAAGGATCTGTTGTTCGAGGCGATCCAGTATGGCGAGCAACCCGATGTGAAGGCCCGGCTATTCCAGGCCGTCGATGGTGCAGTCGATCAGCAGCACCTGCTCGATCTTCTAGCCCGTCGGGCGCTGACCAATGACACGATGCCTGCCGCCAAGGTGCAGGAAATCCGCATCGACATGGAACGCGCTGAGGCCCAGCGCCTGCAGCCGCACCATATCCAGAGCTTCTTCGTCGAGGCGTTCAAGCGCCTCGGTGGTCAGATCAAGCCGCGGGAAGAGGGGCGGTGGGAGATCACCCATGTCCCGGTCAGCATCCGCGAACGTGACCGGCAGATTGGGACAGGGTCTCCGGTTCAGAAGAAGTATGAACGCATCTGCTTCGAGAAGGGCAAGGTGAACCAGCAGCCCGTGGCAACGTTCGTCTGCCCTGGCCACCCATTGCTTGAAGCTGTCATCAGCATTGTGCGCGAACAGTACGACCACCTGATGAAGCAGGGTGCGGTCATGGTCGACGAAACCGACCTCGGCCAGGACTTGTCTGCCATTTTCTTGCTGGAACACAGCGTCCAGGACGGCCGCCCAACCAGCACCGGCAAACCCCACATCATCTCGGAAAAGCTGCAGTTCGCTTCGATCGACAAGACAGGGAAAGCGGCGAATGCGGGGATCGCCCCCCACCTGAACCTTCGGCCTGCCACGGCAGAGGAAATCGCGCTGGTCTCCGACAAGCTGCACGAGGACTGGCTGCGGAACGACCTGGAAAAGGCGGCGATCCGCTTCGCCACCGTCGATCTCGCCCAGAGCCATGTGGCCGAAGTGAAGGCACGACGCCTGCCCGAGGTCGCCAAGGTCGAGCAGGAGGTAAAGGCCCGCCTGAAGAAGGAGATCAACTTCTGGGACAACCGCGCCGCCGAACTGCGCGAGGACGAAAAGGCTGGGAAGAAGACCCGCCTGAACTGGCAGAACGCAGAGCGCCGGGCCGAGGACTTAGCCGACCGTCTGAAACGCAGGATGGAGCTGCTGGAGAAGGAACGCTTCATCTCCGCCCAGCCGCCGCGAGTGCGGGGTGGCATGGTCGTCGTGCCGAAGGGGCTGCTGTTGGCGAAGGCTGCTGTTGCAGGCGGGGCCAAGGCCAGCGGCTTTGCCGAAGACGCGGAGGCCCGGCGGATCAGCGAATTGAAGGCCATGAAGGCGGTCATCAAGGCCGAGCGGGCGTTGGGCAACGAGCCGTCCGATGTGTCGGCGCAGAAGGTGGGCTACGACATCTCCTCGTTCGATCCCAAGTCTGGGCATCTGCGCTTCATCGAGGTCAAGGGCAGGATCGATGGTGCTGACACGGTCATGCTGACGCGACAGGAAATCATCACGTCTCTGCATGAACCCGGTAAATACATCCTGGCCATCGTTCAGATCGAGAGTGGCTACGCGCAGGAACCACGGTATGTGCGGGGCGCGCTGTCAGACCACGAACCCTCGTTCGAGCACACAGCCATCCAATTCAACTTGAAGCGCCTGCTGGAGCGGGCAGAGGTGCCCAATTGAGAATCGACAAAGCGCTGATCATCGATGAACCTTGGATCACCAAGATCATGAATGGCACCAAGATCTGGGAAATGCGCAGTACATCCGCAAAGCAGCGCGGCTGGATTGGCCTGATCAAGAAAGGCAGTGGCCATGTGGTTGGCGTCGCCAAAATGGTCGGAGCTGACGGGCCGCTATCTGATCAGAAGATGATCGACAACGTCGACAAGCATCATATTCCGTCCGACATCTTCCTTGCCGGAAAGTTCTCCAAGCATCGCCACGCGTGGATAATGTCCAGCGCAGTTCGCCTTCACCGGCCCGTCCGATACCAACACAAAAGCGGTGCTGTTATCTGGGTCGCTCTTGATCAACAAGTGACCGATGCCTTGGCAAACGATGAAGCGGTAAAGGCACTCGTATGACCCAACCCTACAAGAAGAAACTGATCGAAGTCGCCATCCCGCTTGAGGCCATCAACGCCGCCTCGGCGCGGGAGAAGTCGATCCGGCATGGGCACCCCAGCACCTTGCATCTGTGGTGGGCGCGGCGGCCATTGGCGGCATGTCGGGCGGTTTTGTTTGCGCAGCTGGTGGACGATCCCTCCAGCCACCCCGACCAGTTCCCCACCCATGAGGATCAGGAGCGCGAGCGGCAGCGGCTGTTTGCCATCATTGAGGACCTGGTGAAGTGGGAAAACTCGACCAACGAAGAGGTGCTGGAACGCGCGCGGGCGGAAATCCGGCGGTCGTGCGGTGGTGTGCTGCCGCCGGTCTATGACCCGTTTTCAGGCGGCGGGTCGATCCCGCTCGAGGCGCAGCGGCTGGGCCTGCCTGCCTATGGGTCCGACCTGAACCCGGTGGCGGTGATGATCGGCAAGGCGATGATCGAGATCCCGCCCAAGTTCAAGGACATGCCCCCCATCCACCCCGGCATCAAGGAGCGGTCGTTCTACCGCAACGCCGAAGGGCTGGCCGAGGATGTGAAATACTACGGCGAATGGATGCGCGAGAAGGCATGGGAGCGCATCGGGCATCTTTACCCGCAAGTGGACCTGCCGAAGGAGTATGGGGGCGGGAAAGGAACGGTCATCGCGTGGCTTTGGGCACGGACAGTTCCAAGCCCGGACCCCGCGTTTGCGGATGTGCAGGTCCCGTTGGTAAGTAGCTTTGACCTTTCCACCAAGAAGGGCGAAGAGGTTTGGATAAAGCCAGTCATCCGCGGAAAGGACTACCACTTTGAGATACGATCAAAGTCTTCTGGGCACATTTATGAAGAACAATCTGGCACGGTGAGCCGCGCCGGAGCCAAGTGCTTGGTCTCGGGCGCGGCAATGCCGTTCAAGTATGTTCGTGACATGGCCAAGAAGGGTGGGATGGGACAGCGGCTTATGGCTATCGTTGTCAGCGGACCAAAGGGCCGGTTCTTCCTCCCTCCAGATGAAACCCAAAGCGCACTGGCGCAGGCAATTCACCCAACCTACCGTCCTGACTTGAATATATCCCACTGGCCAGGCCGCACTAATGTTGTCGAATATGGGCTAACAAACTTTGGAGACCTTTTTACGAATAGGCAATTGGTCCTCCTGAGCACCCTGAGCGATCTTATTCATGAAGTGAGGGCGCGAGTTGAGAGCGATGCTGTCGCGAGCGGATTAGACAAAGACGAAGGAGGCCTAAATCAAGGGGGAGTTGGAGCAAGAGCCTATGCCGAAGCTGTTGGCGTCTATTTGGGCTTCGGTGTGAGCCGCTTGTCCGACATCCAAAACTCTTTGTGCAGATGGGAAACCTCCAAAACTCAAGTGCGAAATCTGTTCGGTCGGCAGGCTATCCCGATGATTTGGGATTTTGGCGAGAATAACGCTTTTGCGGATGCTGCCGGTGATTTTCGAACCAGTTTAGGTAGCATAGTTAAGGTAATTGACAGATTTTGCCCTGCGGCCACTGGATTCGAAGTAAATGCTGATGCGCAAACGGTAAAATACCCAAGTGGCACAGTTATTTCTACTGACCCACCATACTACGATAACATCGGCTATGCCGATCTCTCTGACTTCTTCTTTTGTTGGCTCAAACCAGCTTTAAGGGAGATTTATCCTGAGCTTTTTGCGGTCTTGGCCACGCCGAAAGGAGAGGAGTTGGTGGCTACTGCGCATCGACATGGCGGACGAGTCGCCGCGGAAGTCTTTTTTCTGGAGGGAATGAGTCGGGCGATTGCCGGGATGGCGACGCAGTCTTCAGACGATTATCCCGCAACGATCTACTACGCTTTCAAGCAAAGCGAAATTGACCAGGAAGGTATCAGCTCCACCGGTTGGGCCACATTTCTGCAAGCGGTGGTCGAAGCTGGCTATGCCGTCGTCGGAACATGGCCCATGCGCACCGAGATGGCAAACCGCATGATCGCTTCGGGCACCAACGCCCTCGCCAACTCGGTCGTCCTCGTCTGCCGCAAGAAGGAAGCCTCGGCCGAGGTCATCACCCGGGCAGAATTTATCCGCGCCCTGAAGCGCGAACTGCCCCCGGCCATCGGGGAGCTTCAGGCCGCCAACATCGCCCCGGCCGACATGCCGCAATCGGCTATCGGCCCCGGCATGGGCGTCTTCTCGCGCTACAAGGCGGTGCTGGAATCCGACGACAGCCCGATGACGGTGAAGGCCGCGCTGCAGCTGATCAACCGCGAGCTCGACGAATACCTTGGCGGCATCCAGGGCGAGTTCGACGCCGACACCCGTTTTGCCATCACCTGGTTCGAACAGAACGGGTTGAAGGCGGGCGACTATGGCACAGCGAACAACATCGCCACGGCGCGCGGCATCTCGGTCGAAAGCGTGAAGCATGCCGGGATCGTGGAAAGCGCCGCCGGAAAGGTGCGCATCCTGAAGCGTGACGAGATGGATGCGGAGTGGGAGCCGGATGCCGATGGCCACCTGACCGTCTGGGAATGCTGCCAGCATCTGGTGCGGCTGCACGAGAAATACGGGATCGGCTATGAGGCGGCGGTGATGTTGAAGAAGTTCGGCCCGAAGGCGGATGACGTGCGCGACCTGGCCTATGTGCTTTACAACATTTGCGAAAAGCGGGGCGACGCGAAGGAGGCGACCGCCTACAACGCGCTGATTGCGGACTGGACTGACCTGACCCGCGAAGCCGCCACCGCGCCGCTGACCAACCGAAGCGGTCAGATGAGATTTGAGGTTTAAGGGGTAGAGCCATGGCAAAAAGCACGCGCCAGTATGTGTTCGAGGGCATGGAATTGCTGCCCGAGGCGCTGATCCCCTTTGTCGAACGGCGGCTCGAAGCCTCGTTGCAGGGGCATTGGCAGGTTCAGGTTCTGGAGAAGATTCCGGGCCTGCGGCCGAACAGTCAGGGCAAGGTCGGTTGGGACCAGGCGGCGCTGCTCAACGCGATGGACCGCTTCTGGATGGAGGCGTTCAAGACCGTTCTGGGGCGGGCCGAGCGGTCGATCGTCAACGAGCTGGTCGATGTGCGCAACAAGCTGTCGCACAACGAGACCTTCACCTATGACGATGCAGAACGCGCGCTGGACAGCATGCGGCGGCTGATGGAGGCGATCAGCGCCTCGGACGTGGCGGACCAGCTGGGCAAGATGCGCGACACGATCCTGCGCACCAAGTTCACCGAATTGCAGCGCAACGAGGAGCGGAAGAAGAGCCAGCGGTCCGACATCTCGGTCGAGACGGTGGCGGGTCTGCTGCCGTGGCGCGAGGTGGTAGAGCCGCACCGGGACGTCGCGACGGGGGAGTTCCAGCAGGCCGAGTTCGCGGCCGACCTCGCCAAGGTGCACAACGGCAGCGCGCCGTCAGAATACCGCAACCCGACCGAGTTCTTCTCGCGCACCTACCTGACCTCCGGCCTGTCGACCCTGCTGATCGGCGCGGCGAAGCGGCTGTCTGGCACCGGCGGTGATCCGGTGGTGGAGTTGCAGACGAACTTCGGGGGCGGCAAGACCCACTCGATGCTGGCGCTCTACCACATGGCGGGCGGTACGCCGGTCGAGGATTTGCCGGGGCTTGACCAGCTGTTGTCGCGTGAAGGGCTGTCTGTGCCGGGCAAGGTGAACCGGGCGGTGCTGGTGGGCACGTCCTACGGGCCTTCGGATGCGGCCAAGCGGCAGAAGGATTACGGGCGGCCGATCCGCACGACCTGGGGGGAACTGGCGTTCCAGCTTGGGGGCGAGGCGGGCTATGCGCTGGTGGCCGAGAACGACGCCAACGGCATTGCGCCAGGGTCAAACCTGCTGGAAGAGCTGTTCCGGCAATGCGCGCCATCGCTGATCCTGATCGATGAATGGGTCGCCTACCTGCGCCAGATCTACAAGGTGGAAGGACTGCCGTCGGGCTCGTTCGACTCAAACCTGTCCTTCGTGCAGTCGCTGACCGAGGCGGTGAAGGCCAGCCCCGGAACGCTGCTGGTGGCATCGCTGCCCGCGTCGCAGATCGAGGTCGGCGGGGAAGGTGGCCAGGAGGCGCTGTCGCGCCTGAAGCAGACCTTCAGCCGGGTCGAGACCGGCTGGCGCCCGGCCGACCAGGAGGAAAGCTACGAGATCGTCCGTCGGCGGCTGTTCAAGGAAATCCCGGGCGACAAGTTCCACCATCGCGACAACACCTTGAAGCAGTTCGCGAAGATGTATCGCGACAGCCCGAACGAGTTTCCGCAGAACTGCGAGGGTGAGGACTATCGCCGGAAGCTGGAGAAGGCGTATCCGATCCACCCGGAGTTGTTCGATCAGCTCTACACCAGCTGGGGTTCACTGGAGAAATTCCAGCGCACCCGTGGCGTGCTGCGGTTGATGGCTCAGGTGATCCACGAGTTGTGGATGAACAATGACCCCTCGGTGATGATCATGCCGGGCAGCGTTTCCATCAGCTCGGCGCGCGTCGAACCCGAATTGCTGCATTACCTCGACGTCTCGTGGCAGTCGATCATCGCGGGCGACGTCGATGGGCCGAACTCGACGCCCTACCGGATTGACCAATCCGCCCCGAACCTTAACCGCTACTCGGCCACCCGCCGTGTGGCTCGGGCGATCTTCATGGGAACCGCGCCGACCCATGGGCAAGACAACAAGGGCCTCGATGATCGCCAGATCAATCTTGGCGTGGTTCAACCCGGTGAACGTCCCGCCATCTTCGGCGATGCCCTCCGCCGTCTCGCGAACAACGCCAGGTTCATGCATGGCGATCTCGGCCGATATTGGTATTCGATGTCTGCCAGTCTGAATCGGTTGGCGGCCGACCGGGCCGGGCAGATTGAAGAGCCGCTGGTCCTGCTGGAAATCGACAAAGCGCTGGCGACCTACATCAACGGTTTGGGCGACCGCGGGCATTTCGACACCGTGCAGGTCGCGCCCAGCAGTTCTGCAGACGTTCCCGACGAAGCCGGTGGCGTTCGTGCCGTCGTGCTTGGCGTCGCTCACCCGCACACCGGCCGCGAGAACTCCGATGCCATGGCAGAGGCCAAGGATATTCTGCTTCAGCGCGGCTCTACACCGCGGGTCTATCGGAACATGCTCGTCTTCCTCGCGGCGGAGTCACGCCAGCTCGACGGGCTGAAGGAGGCCATGCGCTCGTCCCTTGCCTGGGCGGGGATCGTCAAGGACACGGATAGGCTGAACCTCACCCAGCGCGACAGCGCGCTGGCCAAGGCCAAAGTTGCCGAGGCGGCCGAGACGGTAAAGACGCGGCTCAAGGAGACCTGGTGCTACCTCCTGTATCCGATGCAGGATGGTGCGCAGGCTGATGTCGAATGGATCGCGTCGAAGGTTCCGGCTCAGGATGGACTTCTGTCCCGTGCCAGTAAGAAACTGGCCAGCGACGAGGGCTTGCTGCCGGAGCTTGGTCCGGCTCGCCTCGACCGCGAACTGCAGAAGTACATCTGGAATGGAAAAGGCCATCTGTCGCTCAGGGATCTCTGGGAATACCTGAACCGCTACATCTACCTGCCACGGGTCAAGGATCGGAACGTCCTGATCAAGGCCGTGCGCGCGGCTGTCGGCGCAATGGTGCCTGGTCCATTCGCCTATGCGGAACGATGGGACGAGAAGAGCGGCCGCTACATCGGCCTCGTTCTGCAGAATGCCGCGAATGCCCCGGTGGTCATCGACTCCGACAGCGTGATCGTGAAGCCAGAGGTGGCGGAAAAGCAGGCGCTCGAAACCGCAGCGGCCGCTGTCGCGCCATCGGAACCGGCGCAGACACCGACGAAAGCTGCAGCAGAACAGACCGGCCTGAAGCCAACGGCAGCTGTTGTGCAGCCCGAACGTGATCCGACGCGGTTCATCGGGACGGTCATGATCTCCGCAGACCGGCCAGCACACGAGATGCGTCAGATCGTAGAGGCGATTATCGAGCAGCTTACTGTGCTGCCCGGCAGCGAGGTGACACTGAAGCTCGAGATCGATGCCGAGGTTCCAAATGGCCTCGACCGAAGCAAAGTGCGCACTTTGCTCGAGAACGCGAATACGCTGGGGTTCATAGACAAAGTGATCAAGTGATTGAATGCGTGACGGTCATCGACCGTCACGCGATTTCCACGGCCGCGCCTTCGGCATCACCGCCGTCACCTCGACCTCGCGCAGCATCCCGCCCGCGATCAGTCCCTCACGGATCCAGCCCAGCGCCTGCCACCAATCGTCATATCCGCGTCGGGCGGCCTCGATCTGCTGCGGGTGGGGGGAGAACGTGACCGGGCAGGCCAGGAGGTCGACGGTCTTCCATGTGGCACGCGCGCCCGCGCCACGCACGCGGATGCGCTCTGTGCCCACGACGATGGCGCCCGCATGCGTGCCGTGCTGGTTCTGCTTGACGATGGTCGGCACGCATCGCGGGACGGCGCCGGGCATCCAGTCCGGGGTCAGCCCGGCGCGGGCCAGTTCGGCGACGCGGATCGCCATGCGCTTGCCACCGAGGCTGTCAGGGATCCCGGCGACGGTGGCCGCGATCACCTCGGCGTCCTCGTGGGTGTAGCCGCCGATCTTGTGCTGTCCGCCGTCGATCTTGCAGCCCAGCACGGCGCGCTGCAGCAGGACGTATTCCAGGCCAAAGCCGAAGCCCTCCTCGGTGACGTCGGGTGGAAGGGGCAGTTCCAGCTGCGCCTGTTCAACCCGGAACGCCCATTCCAGCGCGGCCTGCACGCCCAGCGCGCGCTTCACCCTGGTGCCGCTGACGCGGCCGTGGAAACTCATGGCTGCAATCCTTCAAGGAAATCCATCTGCGCCGGGCGCTGGGCGGCATCCATCGGCCGCCAGATCCACGGGCCCGAGGCCATGGGCAGCTGCGAGAGAGCGCCACGCATGTGCTGCTGCCAGAGGGTTCGAGCGGGCGAACGCCATGGTTCGAGAGAGCCCGCGAGGTCCGTTGCCGAGCAGTCGCAGAGAGCGTGCCCGATGGGCCAGCCCATCAGCCATCCGACGAAGAGCGGGTTCAGCCGCCGCCGCGACCGGCTCTTCAGGATTCGCCGCGAGACGACGCGCCCATGCGAGGCAATCATCGAAGCCCAGAGCGGGCGCGAGATCGGGGCGTGCGGCAAGGACCGCGGCCCATCCGGCAAGGTCACTGGGGCCGGGCGGGTGAAGCCCTGCTCCGCCCGGTAGTGCAGCAGGTCCATCCGGGACTTGCCGTCGGTGCGGGTGATGCTGGCCTCGGAACTGCCCTTCCAGTTCTGCGCTGCCGGAGTCGGCCACTGGTTCGGCAGGGCCTTCGCGATGCCCAGCGCCAGCGCCTCGGCCTTGCGGGTGAAGTCGCTGTTCCCGGCCGGGTTGTAGTGGCCGGTGCCGGGGTGCAGGCTCATCGGTGTGGGCCAGGATGAAGATCCGCAGCCGCTCGTGCGGCGCGCCGACTTCTGCCGCCGAGAACAGGCCCGCCGCAGGCGTGTAGCCCATGCCCCAAAGCTCTCGCAGGACGGTCTCAAGCCCGAGGGTGACGTGACCGGCGACGTTTTCGAGGAAGACCCATTCCGGGCGGCACTCGCCGATGACCCGCGCGACATCGGGCCAGAGGTGGCGAGGATCATCGGCGCCGCCGCGTTTCCCGGCCGCGCTGAAGGGCTGGCAAGGGTATCCGGCGAGGACGGTGTCGAAGGCGCCGCGGAATGGCCGGGCGTCGAAGCTGCGCAGGTCGGTCCAGATCGGGGCCGGGTCGAAGTATCCGGCGCGCTGGGCGGCGATGAGGACCGCCCTTGGCCAGTCCTCCCATTCGACGAAGGCGCGGGTGTGATAGCCGGGCTCGGCGAGCATGAGGCCCAGATCAAGGCCTCCGCCGCCTGCGCAGAGGGACAGTCCGTGCCGGGGACGTGACACCATGCCATTCACCGCACCCCGCGCTCGCGCAGGCGCTCAGGCGTCACCAGCCCCCGGGCCAGCATGGCGTCGCGCATCGTGTTGCTGATCGCGCTGACCGGCAGGTAGCGGTCGGAGTTGACCAGATCGGCGTAGAAGGCGGGGAGGTCGGTGATCGGTTTTGCCGACGGGGCAGAGGCAGGGGACGCTTTGGGCTTCCGGTGCTTCCGCCCGGCATCCTCGACCTTGCGCCCTGCTGCACGCTGCATGGCGCGGTCCAGCGCCTTCGGTCCATCGGGCGGTTCGGGATGCTCCTCGCGGCTGGCCTCGGCCGTCGCAATGATCTCCGCCTCGGTCAGGCCCAGTTCGTCGCGCCAGCGCTGGACGTGCAGCCGCGGTGGCCAGCCTTGCCACCAGCCGGGCAGGGCGTCGGGGTCAAGGCCGAGTGCTGCGAGCAGGTCCCCGAAAACCTCATCGGAAATCGTCTCGCGCGCCTGCGCGCCCTCCTCCTCCTTTACTGGTTTACTTAGAGGTTCCCTTACAGGGTTAGTGTCCGAATTCCGGACACGGCTTTCGGGATTTTCCGGACACGGCTCGGCCGGAAAATCGGACACGGCTCCGGCGTCTTCTCCGTGTCCGAAATCCGGACACGGCAGGGCGTCGGCCATGCCGTCGACATCACAACCATCGGCTTCGTCGAGGCTTTCCGCGGCGCCGTCGTCCCCGTGTCCGATTTCCGGACACGGCACCACAGCCACGGGTGTGAAGCCCGGCTCGAACCCCAGGATGTAGCGGGTGGGCAGCTGGCGCTTGGTCACGGGGTCGAGCCGCGGCACCCGCCGCAGCAGGCCCACGGCCTCGAGCTGGCCAAGGTGATCGTTCAGTGTGGATCGGCTTATCTCGCAGTCGTGCGCCAACCGGTCCTGCGAGGGGAAGCAGCCGTAATCAGGGTTGAACCGGTCGCAGAGGTGCCAGAGCACGATCTTGGTCGTGGGCTTCAACCCGCGCTGCTTGATGGCCCAGTTGGTGGCCTCGTGGCTCATGGCGCGGGCCTCCGCGGGGCAGGGGCGATGCGCGTGGTGAACCCATGGTCCGCCAACGCGCCCAGCGCATCGTCAAGGCTCCGCACTAGCGCCCAGCCGAACCCCTGCGCCAGAACGGCATCGCGGAACGCCTCCTGCTCCGGCCGCAGCCGCCCCTTCGGCGCCTTCAGCTCGAGGAACAGCACGCGGCCGTCGCAGATCACCATCAGGTCGGCGAAACCTGCATGGACGCCCATACCGACAAGGATCGCTTGGCGCTTGGCCCCGCGGGGCCCGGCTTCGGTGACCTCATTGGCGCAGTGATGGATGATGGCCGAGCGGGGCAGGGCGATGCGCAGCGCCTGCACGACGGCGCGCTGCAGATCGGCCTCGGGGGTGCCACGGCGCTTCATCGGCGGACCTCTGGGTCGAGGGCCTGCGCGCGCCGATGGCGCGCGGGGCATCGGGCCTCGATGGCGAAGAGCAGGGCCCGCGCATCGCGGCGTTCGCGTTCCGACTGGCCGTGGGTGGTCAGCACCTGACAGGCGAGGCGGACGAGGTGATCGGAATGTCGTGCGACATTGGCGACGACGGTGCGCGCCTCGGCCAGACGCTGCGCGCGCCAGGCGGGATCGACCGCAGGGCGCCGGGCGGGGCGATGCGGGGCGGCCATCAGCGCCGCCCCCGGGTTTTCGGCGCGGGGCGGACCTGTTCTTGCGCGCGGATCCAAGCCTCGACCGAGGTGCGCCGATAGAACACCTTGCGCCCGATGCGGGTGCAGGGCGGGCCTTCGTGGCGGGCTTCCCATCGGGCGAGGGTGTCGCTGGCAACGCCCAGCTCACCCGCAAGTTGGTCGCGGCTGATCCAGTCCGCGAGAAGGTTCAGGGGCTGGCCCTCGGGGGCAGCGGTCGTGGTCTGCATCTCGTACTCCCATCCAGATCCCGGTCGATGCCGGAGACGGGGCGAGGCAAGCAGAGCGATGGGACCGGAACCTAGGCGGAGACCGGAACAGGCCTGGCAAGGGCCATTCCGGCCCAAGTTTCATTGGGGATTACTGGCCTGACCGGAATCCGGAATTGCAGATGCGCCCAGCGCTATTCCGCCATTTCCGGTGATTGTCGGCGCGTTGATTCTGCTGATCAGCGCGGATCGCCGCCTCGAGCCGCATTCATCGGCAGAAGGCAGGGAATCTGGTCCGGAAGCGGGCATCGGCCGTTCCGGCGCTTCCTGCGGTGTGGTGTCAGGGCAGGGCGGGGAAGTCCGGTCGGCGGTGCGCCTCGACCATGGCGCGCAGTTCGGGCGGTGAGATCACCTCGACGGTGTCACCCCACTGGTAGAGGTGCCAGGCCATCTCCAGCCACCCTCCGGCGGTGAAACGGACGGTCAGGCTGCCGTCGGCCTCGGTCGTCACCTCCTGGTCAGGATGAAACAGGAAATCCCGCGCGACCGGCGCCGCCGCGGGCGCGAACCGCCATTCGACCGGGGCAAGCTCTGCCTCCGAATGGAACGACCCAAAGGCGCGCGCGGCATGGGCGCGCAGGTCGAAATCCGGATCGCGCTTGAAGGACGATGGCAGCAGCTGGGCCTTGCGGATCCGGTCGAGCCGGAAATGCCTGTAGGTCGTTCCGTTCCCGATTTCGCGGGCGATAAGATATCCGCGCATGCCGAACAGGACGCCATAGGGTTCGATCTGCCGCGTCCGCGGGCTGGCGTCCTGCGCCCCGGCATAGTCGATTTGCATCGTGAACGGTCCCTTCAGTGCCGTTTCGATGGCCCCGAGGATCAGCGGGTCGTACTTGGCCCGGGGGCCGGGGCGGCAGGCATGGCCACGGGCTTCCAGCACTGCCTCAGCATCCGCCTCGGCGCGGCGTGCGTGGGAAGACGGCATGGTGGCCAGAAGCCGGTCCCGCAGCGACGTCAGCGCCGAAACCTCGGTCAGGGCACCGTCCCGCTCGGCCCGGCGAATGCCCATCTCAAGTGCCGACAATTCGCTGTCGCGAATGCCCTGCCCATGGAGCAGTTTCTGTTCGTTCAGCTTCCACCATTTACGCCGGTCCTTGTCGATGCGGATCTCGACCATGGGGAAGGCTGCCTCCAGCGCCTTGGACATGCGCTGCGCGGTGCGCAGGTTCACGCCGAAGGTCTCGGTGATCTGCACCAGGCTGATCCCGTCCGCTTGCGCGGCCGCCACTTCCGCCAGCCGCATGATGTCGATGGCTTTACCCAGACGCTTGTTCACACTTCTTGATCCCTGACCGAACCTGTCAGGGTGAGATAGTGCAAATTCGCGCGAAAGGCGAGTAGCCTGAACCTGTCAGATCAAGGCGATTCCCATGATCCCCAACGGCCAATGACGGGCAATCAGCCCGAACAATAACGCACGCCTGTGGGAGGGGCGGGGAAATGGTGCCGACATCCAGATACGCGCCGACAAGTCTCTGTTTGCAAACAGCATCCCTGCCGCATGCCTTTCTGACCTGGGTTTTATCGATTGCAGAAAGGAGACCGCCGCGATGAACCTGCCGCCCCGCCCGTTCTATTCCCTGACCGAGATTTCTGCTCGCTGGGGTTGCACTGCTGCCGATGTCGCCGGGTGGTCCGCGACCGGCCTTCTTTCGCTGAACACCAGCATCGCCTCGGTCATCTGCGGCAGGCAGCCCGTGGCGGGAATCGTGCAGGTGAGCGCGGCCGACATGATGCGGATGTTTCGTCGCCATGGGCCGAGCGATGAGGAATGCCGGGTCTACCGGATCCGGCTTCCGGGAACCACCGAGTGGCAGTTCATCACCGACCCGACCGATGGAGTGCTGGTGAAGATCACCGACCTGCTGCTTCTGGCCGACGAGGTCCACAAGTTCGAGGACGAGCGCGATCTGCTGCGGCGCCCGGCATCGCCGCCGGGATCCGCGCCGCGCTACGATTGGGACGGGGTGAACCTGATGCTGTTCCGCCGCATCAACGAACGGGGCCTTCCTGCGACGCAGGGCGAACTGATCAACGAGGTGCAGGACTGGTTCGCCCAGAACTCGCCCAACGGCGACATCCCCGAGGAAAGCACCACGCGGAAGAAGATCGCGCCGATCTGGCGGGTGCTGCGCGAGCGGGACTGACCGGCAGGGCGGCGATCAGGCGCTTTTCTGCTCCTGGTCGGCGTCATGGACCAACTGCGGCCGCGGCCGGAAAATGCTGGCGACTGCATTCACCCCGTGGCGGAGGGGCGAGTCCATCAGATGCGCATACCGCTGGGTCGTCGTCATCTGCGAATGGCCCAGCAGCTTGCCGATCATCTCGAGCGAGGCCCCGCCGCTGACAAGGAGAGACGCGAAGGTATGGCGCAGGTCGTGGATTCGCACACCGGGCAGGTTTGCCTGCTTCTGGATCCCGACCCAGAACCGGCGGATTTCCTTGACCGGCTGGCCGGGCGTGTCGCCGGGAAAGAGCCACGGGTTCCCCCGCGGCACCAGCAGGCTGCGCTGGCGGACGATGGCGGCGACGTCGTCGGAAATCGGGATGCGGTGGATCTTGCGCTGCTTGGTCGTGCTGGCCGGTTTCGACCAGCTGAGCAGATCGAGGTTGAACTGTTCGAACCGCGCCTGCCGAACCTCACCCACCCGGGCGCCCGTCAGCATGCAGAGGCGGATGATCCCGGCCGCGCGCTGATCCTCGCATGCGTCCAGCACCTTGGCCAGACGGGCGATCTCCTCGAGCGACAGGAACCGTTCGCGCTCCGTCTCGATCCGGCGGCGAAAGCCGCTGGCCGGGTTGTCGGTGCGCATCCCCCACTCGATGGAGAGCGAGAACATCTTGCGCAGCACCTCGCCCACCCGGTTGGCGCGCACCGGCGTGGGTTTTGGCCCCTGCAGCTTGCGGGCCCGGTTGTTGGGCTTCGCCTTCGACGGTCGGGCCCGACCCGCGGCGATCTTGTTCAAGAGCTTCTCGACATCGGCCTTGGTGATTTCCGTCACCAGCTTCTTGTTCCAGTCGGGGCCGACCAGCTTGTGCATGATGGTGTGATGGTCGGCCGCGCTGCGGGGCGCGAGGTTGGGCGTGTGTTCCGCCAGATACCGTTCGATCAGATCACTGATCCGCGGCGCCTCCCGGGCAGCCTGGCGCTGGCTCAGGGGATCGCCACCCTCGTCGATCTCGCGCCGCAGCTGCTTGGCCCGCTCCCGGGCGGCCGTCGCGGTCCATTCCGGCCAGCGCCCGATCGTCATCCGCCGCTGGCGCCCCGCAACCCGGTAATCCAGCGTGAAGGCCCGGTTTCCGGAAGGGTAGATGGTGACCGAAAACCCCCGCACATCCGTGTCGAAGATCTGGTAGTCCCGCCCCAGGTTCGCCGCCTCGCGGACGGTTTTCTCATTCAGTTTCAGCCTCTTGACCAT